ACGATTCCCCGACTGTTGGGATTGCTACCTTCGCCGGAACGAATCATATGATGTTCCGAGATAATGTATTCAAAAGAACAGGTCGTGGTTGTTGTTCAGGCAATGGAAACAGACTGACCAGTTACATTGGTAACTATTGCGAGGACAGTGGTGATGATGGAATTGCTCTGAACGCATTTGCTTACGGAAGTACGATAACCGGAAATGTATTTGTCAGATGTGGAGCCACAGGAGTAACAAGAGCTAGTGGAATTAAATGCCACGGACAGAGTGTTACGATTTCAGCAAATACATTTTACAACTGCTACAACGCAATAGCATTGCAATCAGCTGCCGGAATGGATTGGCAGAATAACGGATATGAGAATCGCCATGGTGCCGTACAAGATACTCTGATCAATGGAAACACAATCTACACGATCTCCAATTACTACAACGGAGCATCACCCGAAGGTCTCCGAATTCGTAGTGCCGACGGTGTAATTATTAGCAATAACACCATCATGTGCTACGACGAAGATGGTCAACCTCGTCAAATGGCGGAAATTGAAAACTCTACAAACGTTAGGTTTTCAGACAACACTCTAATCGGGTCATTTGTGAGTGTGATTAACAGCCAAGTTGATTTCCAAAATGACCAGTTCAAATGCAGTCGTACTGGGGGAACTAATATCGGCGACAATGCGGCTATCCGTCTACGCAAGACATTCCCTGTCTCGGTTGGAACTAATCAAGTAAATCTAGATCACTGCAAGTTCAACGAAAACATTGGCGTCATCATTAGCAATAAAACTTCCGACACAGCCAATCCTGCGGAGATCAACATCCGCAACTGCGATCTAGGATCGAACAAGCGAATTGGCTGGGGAAGGATCGATCATGACATTTCAATCAACGATCAATTCATCGACCTAGATGGGTGGGAACATCCAGAGTTTCGTGGATTGGTGCATCGACTTCTTGATGGTGCCAAAATCATATTGACTGACGGAAACAATAGTGAAGTATTAACAGTGGATGGTGACCACGAGAAAAGCGTGCTCATAGATGACGGCGGAGAAGACGTCTACCAGCGGGTAACTGTTTTTGAAAACATTGCCAACGTGTATGTGGGTCGTGAGTTTTGGATCGAACCGGGTTCATTACCCTTGGTTGGTGGCGAGGATCATGCCTTGATTTATGCTGATTCTGGTAGCATGCAAACACTGTCTGCATCGGGTAACGACTTACCTGGATTCAAATCAATTGTTGGAGGCGGAACGATCACTCAAGTGGCGGGTGTGCTCGTTGCCGACCTGCCTGATCCAATTGGACACCGGGGCGACACAAAGTATGTCCAGGACGGGGCAGCGGGGTCACCAATATTGGCATTTTGTGATGGGGTAAGCTGGTTGCGGAGCGATACGCAGTCGGTTATTTCATCCTCGTGAAACTAATGAACAGGGATAAGTATCAAAGTGATAAACAACGATTTGCCTGACTATATTGACGGGAAAAATGTTACTACAGAAACGGAGTAACGGGATGACAGACTCGATTGAATCGATATCAAAAAGAGTTTCCCGTAATACAGAGGCTGTCTATGGAAATGGAAAAAACGGATTGCTGACTAAGGTAAGTATTCTCGAACGCAACGAAAAAACAAAACAGGATAACTTGTAGATGATAATTTCAATTTTTTCGGTCTCCGTTGCTATTGTTGCTATGATTATTGCGATAATTGCTGCTAGATAAAACAGACCAAAATGAGCAACACTGATGTACAAGGTACTAACCCACCAAGATATGTTGATGTGAAAAACGTAACAGTAGTAACAACGAAAGATACCTGATGAGATATGAACAAACAATTTTAACTGCCGGCAATTCAACTTCTCTTGGAGAGGTTGAGAAAAACAGAACCTCTAAACTTTTGAACGCAGTAGTAGTTGCTACTGTATGGGGAGGTTCAACGCAAGTATTATTAGAGGCTTCTTTAGATGGAATAAATTGGTTCCCTGTCACTATAGGAAATCAAACTACCCAAGTTGTATTTACAGCTAATGGAGGAGTTCAAGTTTCTTCAGGGTTATTGTATCGAGCAGTTACGTCTAGTTTCTCAGGTAGTTCAAATTTACTCTTTCAACTTTTTACAGGATAGTTTGATGTCGAGAACTACTGAATCCCAAGTCAAAGATCTCTTGGAAGATCCTGAAGCTAGTGTATCAACTGCTATAGCTACTGCAAATGTATTAGTTACCAGGTTAGTAACTGGAGGATCAAAGGATGACAGTATAACCTTGGAATTAATCGAACGATGGCTATCCGCTCACTTTTACACCATACGGAACCCACAAGTATCTAGTGAAAGCGTTTTAGGGGCTTCACAAAGCCTTCTAACGGGTTCCGTGGGAACGGGACTAGAAGCAACCCTATACGGTCAACAAGCCCTTATATTGGATTCTACGGGGTCTCTAGCTAACCAAGCTAAAGGAGCATCAACGATCGATTGGGTTGGCACTTCACCTAAAACTAACAATTACAAGTCAGGATCAATATGAAAATCTACGTTCAAACTGATATACTAGGTACATTCATTCGCGACGATAGGTTTTCCGCTGAATTATATGAAAACAACCTTGATTTAGATGCACTAACCTCTGGAACGGCGTACGAAAATTGCTTAGTAAAACCCTGTCAATTCGCTTCGTGGGGTGGTCAGAAACGAAACTTATCACTTATTGATGCTTGGACAAACCTGAGAGATCACCCACCTCTCTGGTCTTGTATCCTACGTGTTGTATGTGGAGAATTCATGAATCAGAAATTGAATGACATATTAACACGGAACGTAACTGCACTATGTCCACGACAGTCGGCACGGCTGTACTTACGATGTACTACTTTAACCCCCAAAGAAGATTCAATTTTAATCGAGGCTGCGAGTGAAGTTCCTGATTTTGATTTGCAATCAATAACGAGGGACAAAGATGCCTAACACTGGTTATCTATACTCGCTGTCTCAAACTTCCGAGGATAATGGATTTGTAGATCCATGGGCCAATCCCGAAAATGTTGGGCAAGTCAGTGGTGAATCCACATCGTTTTTCGATAAAGTAGTTGCATCAGATCGATTATGGGCCAGCGACTACGGAAATCCCATTGTAGAAGAGTCATCCGTTATTGGTGTTGAAATCGAAGTCATTCGATACGCATCAGTAATCGGGGTAGTAGACAACACAATCCGATTGAGGATTGGAGGTACGTTTTCCTTAAACATGGCCAAAGTACCTGATTGGGGAACCAGTAGTGAAGTCATTATTTATGGCGGACCCACAAACACAGCAGGACTCGTCGGGCTAACAGAGGCTTCTCTCGCATTGCTAACCGTTGAGATAATTGCTAACTCAGAAATCAAAGAAGAAGTCACCGCTTTTGTCAGTTCTATTCGAGCCAACTTCTATTACAGACCACCATCTACTGATTCTCGGCGACGTCGTCAATCACAAGCAGGAGGAGTGCTATGAGCCACGCATTACGAGTATCCGTTCCAGATCAAATAGCTTTTTTCCGAGCTTTCGAGGATGACGGTACAGCAAAGACCAACTTGGTTTTCAACGAAGCAGGTATTGCAATCACAGTGTTTCGAGTTGGTGCCGTTGAAATCTCAGGCATCACATTATCAGCTAAGGTAGCAGATAACTCCCCGCACTCCAACGGTGCAATACGTCAGGTGTCCGGCAATCTATACACACTCGATCTACCTGATTCAGTTACCACTACACAAGTACCATCGATAAGTGTCAAAGGCAGTTACACAGGAGGAGTAATTGAGGGGGTGCCTCATCCAGTAATCGCTTATGATCCTACAGACAACACTGTACTTGGATTGTCTGCCGTATCTCAATTTGACCCGGATAATGATCCAGTAACTGTTGGATCCATGAATCCTGGTATAATTGATTTCGATACGATTGCCAACTTAGGTATTACTGACACACATTTTTCACCTGCCTTCTTCACTGCCATCATCACAGCATTGAAAGCCGATCCCGAATGGTCTGACCTAACAGTTATAGCTACGCAATTAGATAGTACGGAAACCATAGTGAGTGGCCATAGTACCCTTTTGCAAGTATCTCTAACTTCTATCAGTCTAGTACAAGATGATTTAGAAGACGGAGGGCGAATAGATTTACTCATTGATTCGTTGATCACTGACATGGATACACTCACCACTACAAGTGAAAAACTAGACGACACACTGGAAGACAATGCTGGGACGTATCGTTTCACAGCGGCTGCGTTGAATGAAGCTCCTTCAAGCGGAGGGGGTTTAACTGATCAACAATTGCGTGACGCAATGAAGCTAGCACCTTCGGCAGGACCGCCGTCGGCTGGATCAATAGACGAAGTCCTAAGCAACACATCTACGTTTGATCCATCATCTACTGGGGTAACAATCATTGCTGATGGGATCGTTTCCGCCTCGTTTGCCACCAACTCAATCACAAGCAGTGCAATCACTAACGGATCTCTAACAGACATCAAGTTTCAAACGAATCCAGCTACTACACTCACAAGAGTAACAGCAATCGAAACGATCCTTTCAGGTATCACTAGCCTAGCCTCTTGGCTTCGTTCATTCGTAAGAAAGGATACAGCAAATGCAACCGCACTAACAGAGATAAACATCAGTGGGGGAGCTTACTCAGAATCAAACGATTCACAAGAAGCTCACCGAGACTACACTGAAAATGTTGCTGTGAGTAAATTGGATATGGTCATCAATTTTGTCGATGACTTAGAAAATAGAATCCCTGTAAATATGGCCTCTACGCTGAATTTCTTAGACGTAGCTGTATCTACTCGACTACCCACCATTGGATACATAGACCACACAATTGATATAAACGCGATTAAAGTCAATACTGATCAAATGTCTTACACTGCTAATGGGTTAGATGTAAACCTCATAGCTATTGGAGGAACTACACTGTCAAATAATGTACCTTCTGGATTTGACTACTTCTTTGATGTAGTTACCCCAACCAAAACTATAGAAGATGTTGGAGTTGCTGGAGCTGCATTAACTCCTCAAGCAATTTGGGAATACTCAACTAGAGGATTAACTGAAGAAGTAGAAACTGACACACCTTCGAGAATTGCTTCTCAAACCGACATATCATCTCTTTTAACCAGTGTAGCGTATGCAGCTTCATTGCCTGTTAATTTTGAAGACTTAGACGTGTCAGCACAAGGAACAATGGGACTGGACTTAACCCAAATTTTAGGGGCATCTACAGTAGGTGAAGTGTTAACTAATCTCATTATCTCAAATACAATTCTCGATGATTTAACTGATCTAGTCGCTTCTGTGTATGTCTTTACAAGTGATTCACTGACAAACACACCTACGAACGATGTTGTTGTGTTGTCGTCTCAATTTCCCGAAATTGAAACAGGACCATACTTTGAGATAACCCAAAGCGATGACTACAGTGTGGGTTCGGAAGCAGGACCAATCGGACCAATCATAGTCATCACCGAGATAGACCTAACTGAAGCTGTATCTATACGCTTTGGAGCCACAAGGAATACCGGAACAGATAGGTTTAAAGATAACATAGCTTTCGAGGGAACAGCAACCGCCACACCTACAGGCACTCTCAATGAATATAACGTTGTCATAGAAATCACCAATGAAGAATTAGTCGTAGAGCATGGTCTGTACGGATGGGACGTAGAAGCCCTATTCCCAGGAAGTAGAGTTAGAACGTTCCTCAATGGTACCTGTACTGTCCTTAAATCAATGGGTAATCATGATGCTTAAAAGATTACTGAATCAAAAATGTGTTTATTGGGAATTCAAAAGTGAAGATCGAGAAGGTAATCCAATCTATGAAAATCCTATTGTTCTTAACTGTCGAATTCAAGAATCAAACAACGTCATAGTCGATGCTGACGGACAACAAACTGGAACTAACGGAACTATTCTAACTACCCAAGAATTGAAAAGAAACTCTTGTGTCACTCAGGGAATAGATATCAGTATCCCTAGAATAGATACAAAAAGAATTCTAGTTTCAGAACGTGGTGATTCAGTATCTACTAAAGAAACTCTATATAGAGGAGTATTCTAATGAAAGTAGACAAATTAGTAGCCACTCTGAAAAGAAAAGAAAAGAAACACAAAGAATCAATGCGTAGAGGATTAGTCAAAGCAGGACTTTACCTACAAAGAGAAAGTCAAAAACTTGTACCAGTTGATCTAGGTACCTTGAAAGCTAGTGCAAGAACAACTGACGTAACTACAAACGATACACACCCAAAAGTAGAGGTGTCCTACGGAACTGAGTATGCAATCTATGTTCATGAAGATCTTACAGCAAATCACCCTAACGGTGGACAAGCTAAGTTTTTAGAGGAACCTGCAAGAACAAAAAAGAAAGAGATTGCCCAAATCATTAAGAATGAGGCCAAACGATGATCTACTCCCCTGTCCACATATTAGGTGCGATCTTAGAGACTGCCAATCTAGGACGTAACCCTATGCAAGTTCCTGAAACACCTCCAGTAGTTTCACCTTGGCCACTCTTCTACAACTATGTTTCAACTCAGGTAAAGGAACAAGTCTCTTTATTCGATACAACCGGTACAGTGGGTTCAAGGAGTATGAGAACCGGAACAGGATTCACTAAGCACGGAGTCCAATTAAGGGTAGAAGGACCAAACCCTACAACAGCACTTGATCTATGTACTCGAATTTTAGAATCACTGACTCCAACCAATTTAACTCAGGTAACTCTCTCTTTAACTAGTTACACCGTACACAGTATTGTGAATACAACTACGGTTATCAGGTTAGGTAGAAAACCTCCTGAATACGACGTCCATGTTTTTACTTGCAACTTTCTCGTAACCCTTAACAGGGTATAAGGACCATAACAATGGCACTACTGCAAGATGGGTTTAAGCTCTTAATTACTTTTCCAGGGTCTGGAGTAACTTTTCATGAAGTTTCCGGTAAACCAGGAGGATTTGACGGAGGAGACAAGATTGATCTATCAACAATGAGAAATACACTGTTGAAGACTTACGCTTCTCAGACTCTAGTTGATACTACAGATGCTACTCTTCGGGTTGCATATGATTCAGCTCTTATAGGATCTATCCAAAGTCAAATAAATGTAAATCAAGAAATTGTATTTACGTTACCAGATGAATCAACTGTAACCTTTTGGGGATTTCTAAAAATCTTTGAACCAGGAGACTTTACAATGGGTGAACGTCCTGAAGCGGATATAGTTTTTTCACCTACCAATTTGAATGACGCTGATCCACCAGTTGAAACCGCTCCTGTAGTAGCATAACTACAAATCGATTACCCCCCTATTTCTTACATACATTTACTGAGATACGTACGATGCCAAACAACACAATCAAAACTTTAGACTTTGAATCCTGTACTCGCCCTGAAATCGAAGTCAATTACGAGAACAACAAGTACACATTGAAAAAGTCAACCGCTGGACCAATCTCTCGATTCAATGATGCACGATTGAAATCGATTCAATTTAATTCAGACGGATCAAAAAGAATCTTAGACTCAGGAGAACTACCATTCATTTTACTTGAATCATGTCTAACTCTTCAAAAGACAAATAAGTCAGTAGCCAACTCGGTACTAAAGTCTTGGCCTTCTGAAATGATTGATACACTGTTTGAGGAAGCCAAGATCCTTTGTAACATTGATACTGACAACGACGAACAGACACTCAAGAAGGTTGAAGAGGTTTTCAATGATCATAGTTCTCCTGTTGACTTTGAAGTATTGAAATCTTGGGTCAATGAAGAATCAGTAAAGAAGGAGTTACCTGAATCATTCTTATCTTTCTTCCAGGAAGTTGCTGAGGAACGAGCAAAAAACTAATCAAGAGATTCAATATCTACTTTACTGTAGCTGATAGATTGAAAGTGTCTATTGTATCTCTAACAGAAACACATACAGAGGATGAAATACTTGCTTGGTTCATTTGGATAAATCAACAGTATGATGTTCCTAATCGATCTGATTACTACTTGATGCAAATTGCCCAACAAGTAGCCAGAGTATTAAGTAAGGAACCGAAAAGAATAAAACTTTCTGATTTCAAACTTAAATTTGGACTGTTTGAAAAACAAAAGAACAAGAAAACTATTGAAGAGGAAAAGAAGAAAGCTTCAAAACACATGTTAGGTTCTTTGTTAGGTTGGTTAAAAACTGCACCAAAAGAAAAGATTGTGAAGCCTGCAAAAATACCCAAGGGTAAATAAGATGTCTGAAGTAGATGAGTTACTGGTAAAACTAGTTGGTGATGCTGGACAGTTTGAGGGGATGATAAAAAATGCTATCAAACAAGCAAACATCGCCGAGAAAGAATTAACCAGAGTTGAGAAAGCAGCTGATAAGATAGTAAAATCGACAAAGGTTGGATCAGCATCTACAAAAACTTCACTTGAAACTTTGAGAAACAGTTTAGATAAAACTTCACCTGGGTATGATAAAGCTGCTAAATCGGTTGATAAGTATATTCGGAATACCGAAGCAGCTATCAAAGCTAATGTGAGATCTTCAGAAAGTTATGCTACTTTAGGAACTAAACTAATCACAACAGGTAAACGATTAGCTTTAGCAGGAAGTATTCTTTTAGCTTCTTCAACAGCTATAGGAATTGGTGCATTACGTTCGGCAGGAGAGTTTGAACAAACTACAGTAGCGTTTGAAACAATGCTTGGATCAGCTACTAAAGCAAAAAGTCTACTAGAGGACTTGACAACCTTTGCAGCATTAACTCCTTTCGAGATGCCTGAACTCCAACAAACCGCTAGAGGGTTGATTCAATTTGGGGAATCCCAAGAAGAGGTTTTAGACACTTTGAAGATTTTAGGTGATGCAGCTAGTGCCACATCTTCCAGTTTAGGTATGATTGGACTCATCTACAATCAGATTCGAGGAGTAGGTAAATTACTCACTCAGGACTTTAGACAATTGTCTACCCGTGGTGTACTCTCTTTACAAGACATCGCTAAACACTTTGGAATAGCTACGAGTCAAGCACAGGAATTCATCAGTAGTGGTAAAGTTGGATTCAAAGATGTCAGAGCTATCCTAAAAAATATGACCAGTGATGGAGGTAAGTTTGCTAACATGATGGAGAAACAAGCTAAAACTTACCAAGGTATGTGGTCCACTTTTACTGATACCGTGGGATTAACTGCAAGAGCGATAGGTGAAAAATTACTCCCTACAGCTAAAGTATTTTTAGGTATCGCAATAGAAACAGCCGAGTGGATTAGAAGTTCTCCTGCTTGGGTAAAAAATCTAGCTGCAGGAATGATCTTTTTAGGTATAGCTTCAGGTACTGTATTAACCGTTCTAGGTACATTAGTGATTGTAGCTGGAACTTTGACCTCAAGTTATGCAGCATTGATTGTTTCTCACGGGGGTCTAGTGTTAGGGATAAAAACAATGACAGTAACTCTTTGGAGCAACGTAGCAGCTTGGACCGCTGTCAATGCAGCTATGTCGATGAATATTGCTGCCCCAATACTAGCTGCTATAGCACTTTACCAATTACATTGGAAAAAAGTCAACAGAGAATTACAAGAAACAAAAATCAGATTGGATGCAGTTTCTGACCGACGAACAAAAGTAGCTAACAAATTTTTAACTGAAGTAACTGGTGCAAGAGGACAAGGAACAAAAGAAACTAACCAGAATAATAATGATAGAATTTCATCTAAAATGGATGAATACAAAAAACAATTCAGATCAGCTTCCCTTCAAGTATCTGCTCTCAATAAAGAAATCAATTCTATTGAAGGAAAAAATACTGGCTTCAATAATTTTCTTAGTGACTCTAAAGCAGGACTATTAAACTTTTTAGGTTTCACTGAAAATGCACTTGGAACTGGTGGGGCATTAGCAAAATCTAATCAAAAATTGGAAGCTGCGATAAAAGAGAGAGACAGACTTTTTGAACAATACAAATCTCTCTCTTCCCTGTTAGATGAAAAAGGTTCTCCAATTGCTAAACAAGAAGATACTGAGGAAGCTGAAGCATCATTGAAAGTACTGAGAGATCAACTTACTCTGTTAGACAAACAAGTCAATCTAAAAATGACTAACAATGATCTGACAATTGAAGCACTAGAAAACAAATTCGTATCAGATGCAATCATCGAAGAAACAAAAGCTACGTTAGAATCGATCGACGCTTTAGAAGCTAAGTCAGTTGCAATGGCAAAAGCTGCTAATGAAGAAAAGAAACTAGCTTCAACCATCAAAGAAACTAATATAGATCTTGATAAACAGATAAAACTTTACCAAGATTCGATTGACAACAAAGAATCAATTGCTTCACAGACAGAAGGAGAAAAACTTTTATCTGGATTAAATGATCAAGGATTAAAAAAGGATTCAACTGAATTCAAAGATCTAACCAAAAAAGTTGGGCTTCTTGAAACACTGAAAAAAGAAAACTCTCTGTTAGAACGTGGAAAATCAATCACAGAACAATACATAAGTGATAAAGAAAAATTACTGAGAGTTGAAAAAGAATTGACTACACTGTTAAACAAAGGTTACATCAATCAAACCACTTTCAATGACGCTATGAAAGATGCAAAAGGAAATATCCAAGCAGTAACTAAAGCAACCAGAGAATTGAAAGATGTATTATCTGGAGAAGCTTATGACTCTACCCAATTCAACTTAGCTGAAGACATAGCTCGAATGCAAAATGAAATCGGAACTGTCCCAATAGATCTCAGTCAAGAAGGATCGGTGACCATCGGCGGTAACATAGCACCACCTAAACAAAATAAAGAGATTTTGAATAAAGGGGTTGAAGAGTTATCCGACAGTATGACCACTTTATCAGGGTTTATTGAAACTTGGTTATCTGGTAATATGCAACCAACTATCGTCTTAGAAACTAATGAGGTTACTGGAGCATAATGACTGTTTACAATGCAGAAGAAAAAACAACCATTCTTAGTGTAGATGAAAAATTCAACCGGACATATACCAATGTGTATCAGGTTATCGCTACCCAAGATGAAAGCCCTTATGACGTAGGAAGTGCAGGAAATTTACCTTTTTACAACACAAGTTATAAATGGGGAACTTTTACAGATTTTTGGGCCTTTTCAAGAAAGTATACTGTTGGCTCCCCAGTATCTTGTAAATACAGAGGAATAGCTTGTTTTAGGTATTTTGTCACTGTTATTTTTTCAACTGACTTTAACTCTAATCAAGCACAAGAAGATCTCGACAACCCTTTAGACATTCCGGCAAAGATAACTGGATCATTTACAAGTGTGTCCAAAAACGTTTCAAGAGACAAAGACGGACGCCCCTTAGTCAATACAGCATTTAGTGAGTTACCCAGTCAACCAGTTTCAGATCAATATGATACACTCAGCATTGAAGTTAATACAGCAACTATCAATCTAAGTTATCGTGCTAGAATGCGTAAAAAGGTTAATCAGTTTCCGATGTGGGGATTAGCTAAAAGACAATTGAAACTGGATACCTGGAGATGGCAAATAGGGTATGCTGGTGATTTAGAGTACGTTAAAAACACCCTTGATTTTGTCATCAGTTACGAAGAACACAAACCAGACGTGTTTAACGATGGCCCTGTGATTGGTTGGTATACCACTATCCCGAACAAGAGCCTTCACGAATTGATCCCAACCGACCCCGAAGGGGATTTACCCTCCGGTGAAAGAAACGCCGTAGGCGTGCCCAGCGGAGCCACACGAGTACCTATTGGGTCCATTGGCGGGATAGCCGAACCGGAACCCGTATACTTGGATAAAGATGGAAAAGTATCTAAGAATCCAACCCATATCAGATTTGCTTTAGAAGAAGAAGCTAACCTCAGATCTATTCCAGGGGTTCCTAGAAATCTATCTGGACCATTTACCTTCTGATTGATCTCCTATGCCTGACAAAAATAAACTAACTACCCTTAGTCCTGAATTAGCTGAAGAACTTTCTCAGCATCGTAGGGCTACTCTAAATGTGATAGAAACGAGAAAGATAGTATCTCAACCTTCAATCAGAACTTGGGACAACTCAATCAAATGGGGATGGACCACGAAAACAGAAGAGAATGAATACCCCACAGACAAAGAATCAAATGTTTACGAAATAGCCATCGGTAAATTCAAAATAGGCGAAGATCTGCATATCGCACACTTAACCCCAGGAAAACAAGACTTAGAATTTGAAGTATCTGATCCTCCTGTAGTCGTACTAGGGATACTCTACAAACCTATGGGATTACTTCCTAAAGAAACGATTGTACGTCTCATACCGATTGGTAACACTTATTTCATTGAACCAGTTATCAGATATGCTGAAGGATTTGTAACTCAAGGATGTACAGGAGCAGTGATAACTGGATCAGGATCTAGTAAAAGAGTCAAGTATCTGACTTTCAAAGTTGAACTGTACATGGAAGAATTACAAGAAGAAGGCAGTCATACTGAAGATGAAGATATCTCTAAACGCATTGATCCGCCTAAACTGATGCCCAGTGGAGAGATAGTCGAAGTAATTCAGCGGTTAGCATTTACTATCTCAACAGGTGATGAAGTTTCTATCCTCCTTAAACCTGACGGCTCGTGGGGTTTGATTGTAGTGCAATGTGATGGGTGATACCTTATCAAGATGTTGTTGTGGTTGTGTGATTCTGGACGTAATCTTAGACGACGATTACATAGATATCATCACTTCCCCAATGGAACCAGAACCCGAAGATCCAGATCCCGTTGCTGACTTCGATCTATTGAATCGAAATGAGATAAGAAGTAAACTTACAGTAGATGAAGACACAGGGGAGATAACAGTAAAATCTAAGATCTCTTCAAACACTTCTTATTTTTACTTCCGAGAGCTTAACCCTAAAAATCTGTTTAATTACGATCACTTACCTAACGATAATACTGACGTCATCTCAGTCAATTACAAAGTTAAAACTCTACCAGTAGCGGTACCTGCTCAAACCTTAGCAATGGGAACAGTCACATATCCCATTTATAAACATCCTGTTTGGTTACATGATAATTCAATGTTAGCTAGTATTCAAACCCATGAAGCAGAACCTGTTTATGATTTTATTCGTACAGGAAATACTGAAAGATTACTGGGTACTCAAGATAGAGAATTTCCAGATGAAACAACATTTTTTCTGTCAATATCAAATTACGGGGTCTTTTCACATAATCTAGGATTAAACCCAATTTCGTATGATTATTATACTCAAGCTACACAAGCAAGACAAACTCTAAAAAATCCAGGTAACATTACAACTGGTAGACCTGGGACAGTGAATGGGATTTACTTACATAACAGTTACAAATGGATGTCTTCGGACATGTACTATTCTCCAATGATTCCGAGAAGTTTATTCCCAGCACATGAATGGGCCTCATTAAAATTTACTCCTAACTTCAACACTTCACCAAACCATAGACTCAGAGTCCAAGTTGGTCGTGCTCAATATATTGCTGAACCTCTCGGAGAACCTGGAGAATTTTATAAACGAGTTAGACCCGGCTGTCAATGGGGCCGATCCTGTGTATTAAACTATCCCTACTACGACGTAGCCAGGTGGGACTTAGTAGGTATCAATACTTCAACTACCTCGTATACCTTCAAAGTAATTAACTTTACAGCACTCGACGTTTTTGACGCTACTCCAGTATATGGAAATATAGATCGAATCAGAGTAGGTCCACCTGCAAATACTAATTTCCCTTATGATATTAAATTTGATGAACTTGTTTGGGCAGCTGAGGTTGCTGAAGGAATAAATAATATTAGCCCAGAAGGTTTTAATCGAGCTACAGGAAGTTGTTCATCTCACGTATCGACTTACTACAACACTAAAAAACTTCACAATGATGAGTTACGTAAGTTATCTATGTACTGGATTGACGCAGGAACTAATCAACCAATAAATGTCTACCGTGGGTACGGTAGTCTTTCAGGTGGTTCGCTTCAAGGAGACTATAACGATGACGAAGCCCCCTCTTCTTTTAGGATCTGGTCTGATCTCAGCTTTATATCTAGAACTATGGGAGGAAGAAAAAACAGACTCAGAACCGGTGGTTTTCCAGGCAATAGAGCAATTTGGATCGAACCCGCATTAGATCCAGGATACAATGCTTGGCTATCTGAAACCACAAGTTTGGTTAAGTCCCACTCATTACAAGGAGGAGGAACCCTACAAAATACTGAACACTACCAACAGGTAAATGTCAGAGTACAGAATATACACTCATTTTTATCAGTTCCTTTAGAGAATAGATATCAGGTTAAGGTTGAATTTGAATACGGTTCCATCTTGAATCCTTACTCAGGATCTCTCAATAATCTTAACAATACGTTTGTTAACAATGTTATTGGCTTTGGGTTTCTCCCAGGAATAGCTGCTACACATGCTTCAGGGGAAACGTATCTCTATAGTTATCTTGGGTCATCTACCGTCAATAATCAGGGGATAGGATTATACCCATTACCTGATGATTTTCCTTTGTCATCTGCTTGTTTAATTATCAATCTGATAGGAGCAGCCCCTAAAATAACTTGGACCTCAGTAATATTAACTTACGAAGTTACATTGCCTGAGTGGGTAGGAGAACCACCTAACATAACTGTAGACAAAGATGATTTACAATCAATTCGTGTAACTTCTAGCTTTCTTGAAGACAGAATATACCAAAGAGAGGACACTAACGACTGGGATGACCCAATCCAAGAATTCAAAGATCGTCCCCTATTCACCTCAATTAAATTAACCCCAAGCGGTTCCATCTCTATGGCTATTGACGTAGTACACAATACTGTGGGTGACCAACTAGCTATTATCTCAGCGGGGATCATTCCTCCTGCTCAACCCCTTGCTGAGTATGAAGGGTACGATGCTCTTAATGAAGAGACTATACTAACCTCTGGGGCTGGTTACAAAATCTCTAGTACTGCTCAAATCAATACAGACGTTACTGAGAAAGTCTTGGATGTTAAAGATTTTGTCGTAAACCTGGTCCCAGCCGACCCCAATAAAAGCGGGCTACCTCATCCCCCTGACACTCTTATCGAACCAATCCCACCTTCAACCCTTTGATTACCCAATACCTAACGTTATCCTAGTGAGTCCCTTCTAAACCCTCTCACAACCCTTCTAACGTCCATTCTCTACATTTGAGTGTGATCACAAGCCTAACCCTATAAACCCCCTTACAAGCCTCCCTAGAGCCTCTAAATTTGAACACGAAGAAACCCCCCACAATCTCGATTGAGACCGTAGGGGGCAATAAGGGGAACCGTAGGGGGTCATGGAGGGGTTACTTGAAGAGTCGGCCTAGCCAACGTCCGGTCACCTTCCCGGCTAACCGACGTCCAATACGACGACCCATTCTTCCCTTCCGTACCGCTTGAACATCACCGAGGAGTTTAGCCAACGTGTAAAGAAACCCCCTGGTTTTATTCAGAGTCATTTTTCTTCTCATTATGATCACCTAGTTCATTGACGGTTTTGGGTAAGGGTCAATTGAAGAAGCATCTTGAACTACTACCCCAGTAGAAAGATCAAAATCATTTTTAGGGTCAGTGTAAATATCAATTGTAGCATCAACACCAACATTTGTCAGGATAACCTTTTCATCTTTACGGAGTAAATACAGAGCATCCAAACAGTATTTGTACAAGGCTACAGAATCATCCTTTGAAAATCCTATACTCTTCATCCCTAAAAACATGAACTCTTCAGTTATGTAATTACCAGTAGTTATCTTCTCCAAATGAACACTGACTAGAATGGAAAACAAATCTGAATCACTTGGTCTATTTTGGTCGAGTTGAAAATCAGTCACAGCTTTATCCTTTATTGAAACAGTAAGTATGTAGTTAAGTCAGGGTTAATTCAATTCAATCCTGATTCCATCATAACCATTCTGGAGGGAAAACTCTCTCGCATCCAGGATATTATCGAAGTTAACCTTTTTCCCTTTGTGAGTCGCCCACTTCTCACGTGTCCAGATCTTAGCCTGAACCATAAGTGGGTTCTTTCCAGGTAAAGGGTATTCCCTCGATGACTTTTCAATCGTAACTTTGGGTTTCCTGGTTTTCCTTTTACTAGGTTTAGGTATTGGTTCGTGTGAGTCACTTGGTCCTGTGAGTGTAGTCATGTTATACTTTCAACTGGTTGATGTGGTTGGTACTGCTTGATCATCTTCTAGGTTTTCCTCTTGGCCAACCCCCCTTAGACGATTGGATGTCTCTGTATCGGGTTACTTCACTGTCAAGGATTGTGTAGTAATTTGTTTTGTCTGGTCGTGTGTGCAGTTTGCTTCTCATTTTATTGGTTCTGCAAAGATAACGAACATTCGAGATACTACACCCGATCACTTTAGCTGCTTCTCTTGTATTTAATCGTCCCATAGGATTCCTTTATCAACGTAACGGTCCCCTAGAAAAGTAGGGGACCAAACCTAGCTTGTGAGTCTTATAGAAACGACTATTTACCTTTTGACCACCCAGCGGATACCGCAACTCGTTCAATCTCACGCATGACTACGGAAGCTGCCGCCGAGAATGAGTACACCCCCGATACGTAGATTCGATGCTGATCGGTTGTCAGGCAATCCAAATCCACTTGGTTAGGAGGACAGACATTTCCGTATCCAGATCTTGCTGTACGGTGAGCATGTTCACAAATTGTGTCTAGCAATGCGAACGTTGAAGAACGGTAAAACCATCCAGCTAGAGTGTTGGTCAACGTGGTCATATCCAACGGGTCAGAAGCTCGTTTCAAACAACAAGCAGTTATCACCGAATTAGTGGAACCAGAAAACAATTGAGATCCGTTGGTTGCCCACAATTCAACTTTGTAAGATCGTTCTTCAAGAATCTTGACCAACGCAAGAGCGGCCCCACCACGCCATAGGATATCTTCAGATTCCTTATCGTAAGAGGTAGAGGTGTCAACGATGATTGTCATCTCTCCTGGTCCTTCAGTAGACTCTTTCTTTGTTTCCCTCCAGAAAGCTTCACCGTTCATCATTCTTTCCCATTCCATTTCCCCCTCCCCTTCATCGTTGTAAGACGATTTTCTCTTTTTTGATTTCAGGTGTTTGGTAACAATCACCTCTTCTTTGTACAGACGGTCAACAAAGGAATCGACTACGTCTGTTCCGTAGTCCCAATTTTTCTTACATCTGGTTTCAACATCTTCCCAAGACTGGAATTCTTCACCTACCCATTCTCCTGATCGAGATGAGAAAAATTTAGAGTCAGTAAACTCAACCATTTCAGTCATCGAGTCAAAGATGTACAGTAAGTTGTCTTCTAACGAGAGATCAGTTCGCATAGTCATAATTAGTTCCTCAGTAATGATGGTAGTGGTAGTGATTAATCTTCAACAGGTTCAAACGGCTTGCAGTTCATTCCAGTCTAGTGAAAGAGTTACCCCTTTTCCGTAGCAGGACGATTTCACTTTCTCAAATTGGTCTTGCGGCCAACCAGAGAAGTAAGATAGGTCAATCTCTTTCTGTGTCCAAGAAAAGTCGGACTTTCCAAACTTCAACTCGTATGCCTCTTTCATCGTTCGGGTAGACATAACCTGTTCAAGTCGGTTCACTTCGATTCCGTGACGAATAGCCCAACAGTACGATTGGAGTTCTTCGTCAGGACATAGAACTTTTTCAACTGCAAGATCATACCCTATCTTGATTTTCCAAAACCGATTCAACGTACTCATATCTAATCGATTGGCTGCCGTATAGGTTCGATCCCCACCCGATCCAACGGTATTAGTTGCACAGACACAAACAAAATTGGAATGCTTGGTAGCGTAAGGTTGATCAGTACGTGATGAAACAGGAATGATTCCATTTGCTAATGCAGCATTGATAACCATAAGAACATTGGAATCAGCCCTGTCCATTTCGTCAAACAGGAATAATCCTCCATTCTCAAATATGTCAATGAAGTCTGAAATACGGTATTCAAATTCACCGCTCTTGGCAATCCCTGTTGTTCCGAGAATTTTGGATTCACTCATTCCTGCAGAACAAGATAGAAACCCAAACTTTCTTGAATCGATGGCTTTTGCTAGAGACATACAGATATGTGTCTTTCCAGATCCAGTAGGGCCATACAGCATTGTATGTTTTCGTTCTTGGATCAATGACAAAAGTTTAGGGAACGTATGATGAAACGATTCTTTCATACGTCGGACAATCTTAGCTCCCTTTTTTACCCGAACCTCAATGATTCTCCCTTTAGCAGTTTCGGATAACTTTTTGTACTTTTTAGCTTCGTCAGTTGCAACCTTAATCATTTTGATCGATTGCTCAGAATCCTCTTTCAAATTGGTTATTGATTTCTGTAACGTTTTGATTTGGATATTCAACAGCTTTACTTTAGAGTTTAAGTTATTCGTTCCATCTTGTTCACTTTCAGAAAGACTTATGTAATCATCATCTTCAGATGACACTTCTAACTTATCAGAGAGAGAGGCTATTTGCTTCAGAAACTTTTTAATCTCAGGGGTGTCCCCTATGAACCCATCATTTTGGATTTCAGGAAGAATCAATTCAGACAACCTAGACAATTCCCACCAATTATCAGGATCGGTTTTAAGATAGTACAGACACAACTTTGAAATTTTATCTTTCCAGATTCCAGTAATCATTATCACTCTCCAGTTCTATAGTAGTGGACTAATCGTTCGTATTGACCAGATTTAGTATTTGGTACAGTGATATCAAAAAACCCACACAGGTCTTTCAAACACTGACTACTCAAATCGGATAAAGCGTGCTCAGGGGATATTCCCAAAGTCAGATACTTATCAATTTCCTTGGAAAGGTTTTTACCTTTCTTTTGTGACTTTCTGTACTCACTCATTTTCAGTTTCTCCTTACATGGGTTTCGTGGTAACTCTTCAGACACGGCTACCAATGCCGTGTAACCCACTAAGTACTGGAACTACTTAGAGTTGATTCAATCGCCTGTATACAGGCTTGGTACTCTCTTTAGCATATAGCGGTGACCTACGCACCCAGAGCTATATCGAAACGTTCATTCGTGGATTAGGACTGTGTAGAGCTTTTCCATTGAATCGAATTAAGTAGGATGAAACGGACCTTCGCAATTTGCAAAGGTCACTAGGGTTAGTCGATAATCACAATCAACGCATCAAACTCGATCGTCCCTCTTGTCTTGATCGGCGATAGCTTAGGGGATTCCCCTTTCTTTTTGTAACAATGAAAAGCGAAAAGGAATTCTTGCTCCGCCGCACCGAGTACGGCAATTTGCCCGTTGTACTCTTCGATGTCGGTAAAATTAAAGCAATTCAATAAGCAATCTTGCATCACCGCCAATTTGGTTTTGGCTTCGTTGTAGTGTGATAGACAATCGGAAATCGAACCTTGATCGATTTTAGGGAATTTTGACATTGTGTTAGTCTCCATAAAGGTAGTGAAACGAAAATCCGTTTCAACCTACTCATTAGTCCCTAACCGTTCACCGAGCGTACGCTACAAAGTGTAGGGGTGGTTTTACCGAAGTGAGAAAGATCAACATCACCCGAAGGTGATACCCAAATTGTATCGTCAATAAGCCCCCCAAGCAATACCCAATACGCCCCCCTAGACCAAAAACACCAAAATAAAACGTAACCGCTCAATATCCCCCACAATTCCCTCTAACGAGAGAACCGAGAATAAGGGTAAACGAAGCGGCTACGTTATCCAAAGCGACTAGAAGAGGTCTAGGGGCTTCTAAGACCGAGAATGAGTCAAGCTAACGGGTTGAACGTGTCAATCCCTCTGATTCGAGGGTATTGGCTCAACTCTCGAATCCCATCTTCCATGGTGTAATACTGAAGAGAGATATCCTTATTGCTAAGCGAACGTGAACCTTTTGCAGCCCAAACTTTCCAGGACTTACAGATCACAGCTTCTCTTTCTTGAATAGTAGAACCTCCATCCCTTGCATTGAATTTGTTAAACTTGGTCACCAAAGGAATAAACCATTGATGATTGTCAGCTAAGTTGATCCAATACCTGTTAGCTCTTTCGTCATTGGCAAAAGACAAACATCCTTCAGTTCGTGTTTCGAGGTACTTACTAGGATTTGAGGTTGAAACACTCATCAAGTAGTGAAGCCCGGCACAATATCCGGCAGGGTGTAAAGAAGATAAAGAACTTTCTGAATCCTCTTCATAGATAAACTTAACAGAGTCTAAAATTCTTGGATGCCTTTCGATGAACTCAATGATATTATGATTCTCAATGTTAGGACAAAGAGAAGATTCAGATTCTTCAACCCGTTTCCAAATCAATTGAGTTGCTTGTGCAGTAAACCTAGACAACGTTTTAATCGTTTTCTTGGTTTCTCCTGAAAACAATCCACTAGAATATATTGCATCAGATACAGTCCTTTCTTTCCCGGTGTTGATTGTATTGACAACTTCTCTGGTTTCATCAATTCCAACAACCACGATTGCTTCAATGTTGGGAGGGGCTTCAAGGTTAGGATATTTATCAGGATTTAGACGGTATTCTTGACAAGCCCAAACTAATCCAACCAATCGATGTTGACAGTCGATAGTTAAACCAGTTTTACCGATCGTAAAAGTTTGACCGTTTTGTTTCCAGTTGTTGAGAAGCATTTCCCACATCCAACGTTCAGCTAACCGAGTATAAAAGAATCGGTTTGCAGCATTGTTAGTACAAACTACAGTCACCCCCTCCCGATCAACAAACGTAGGATCTTTGAAAGGTTTGTCTTTATTCTTTGGTACCGTCCAACCTAAAAACTTCTTAGCAGTCTCTTCAGTCAATCCACTACCATCGTCAAAGTTAAAGATCATTGCGTCTACTTTAGGGTAAACGATAGGACGTTTTGATCCAGCCTCGGAAACAGCATCCCGACTAGGATCACTTTTCAACTCTTCAACTTTTTCTTCCTGTACCTCTTTCTTTTTGCTTTTCACAGATTTCTTTTTAGTTGCTTTCTTTTTAGTCGATCTTTTTTTGGTTGCTTTCTTTTTTGTTGGAACAGATTCTGTTGTGTTTGGTACTTTGACCATTGTTAGTTTCCTGATTTGAGGGTTAAGAGAGATTTGAAAACGATTTTAGAAGCTACTGAAACAAGAGGATCAGGAGCAACTTCAAAATAATCCAATCGAGAAGAATCACGATCTAACACGATTCCGTCAGCTAATTCACCAAAAGAAAAAGAGTCTTTCGATAACATTTCTGTAGAGATAATTTTACACATGTCAATCTTCCCTGATTATTAGTAGTCACCGTTCCAACCGTAAATTACTGTTGAACCATCAACAGATGACTCAATAGCCAAAACTTGTGATTCTTTCAACTTTATGGACTCAGAATTAAGGTCGTGAGCAAGGTACCAAGTTACAGCCCTAGCTAAGGCTAAAGATACAGTAGGTGCTACGATTACGACTACTGAAGGTAAAGCTACCCCTTCACCAACAAACGTGTAAACATGTAAACTCATTTGGATAATCCTTTCAACAACTGAGGGATGTTTGACCTTTAACACAACGTCAAAGGTCGAATCGATGCAAGGTTATACCTCTCATCAACTTACGTGTAAACCCCATAAATGACCACTCCCTACCACAATTAAAAAAGAGTTTCTCCATCGAATGGTATACTAGATATAGATCGTATGGCGTCCAATGAATCGCTTGGTATGATCACACAACGTCGGTACAAGGGGGAACGTACCAAACCGACAACCTAGGTCAAAGTCCTAAGGGTGGTACGGGGTCGCTTTAGTAAGGCTCGATAGTAGAGGACAAGGTTGCTGTCTAAAGATAAGTAGCTAAAGGTAAAATTTACCGTAGACCCTGAGTACTGTTTTATTATTAAGCAGTACTGGGGATACTCAGTCTACCAAAGGTAAAGTTCTACTGTTACTGTATACACACTTACTGTACCCCTGAGGAGAGATATATATGACTGTTGTTACTGAGTATTTTATTGGTATTGATCCTGGTCAAAAGGGTGCAATAGTTAAATTGGCGAGGTCTGAAGGTGAGTTGACTGTTGAAGGATTTGTATTTTTTAAGGAAACAAAACTCACAGTTAGAAGTTTAATAAAGGGATTGCCAAAATGGAACACTCAATTTTTTGTTTATATGGAAGATGTTCACGCTATTTATGGTAGTTCAGCAAAAGGCACCTTCAATTTTGGTAAACAAGTAGGTATCCTCGAAGGCTGTTTGTGTATTCAGGGAATCGATCACACAAAGGTACAACCTAAAGAGTGGCAAAAAGGGTTGAACATTCCTCCCAGGATGAAACAAGGTAGGAAATTTATTGAAACTTCTTCTGAATATAAATTGAGGTTACGTGATGTTGCTGAGATTTTATTCCCTAATCTGGAAATGTGGAATCTTTCTGTAAATTCACAACTACAACTTTGTGACGCTCTTTTGATTGCAGAGTATATTAGAAGAATGAACCAATCAAAACCTGCCAAGATACCCAAACGAAAAAGAAAATGAAATACATTCAACACAAGAATAACTGGAAATCCTGTAAACTTTGTAAGTTGTACAAACAAAGAATGAAAGTTGTACTTGCTAGAGGTTCGATCCCCTGCGACGTGTTATTTGTTGGTGAAGCTCCTGGTTTATCTGAAAATGTGATTGGTAAGCCTTTTGTTGGTCCCGCTGGTAATCTTTTGACTAAACTAATCAATCTGAGCGGATTGAACAAGTACAAATTACTGTTTACTAATCTAGTTGCCTGTATCCCAAAGGATAACAAAGATCAAGGAATACACAAACCTGATGAAGAAGATGTTTTGTCGTGTTCGCCTAGACTCAGAGAACTTGTTGATATGGCAGATCCAACAGTTATTGTTTGTGTGGGTAAGCTTTCTCAAAAATTAACTCAAAAATCTTTACAGTGTTCAAAAGACAGATATATTTGGTGTAACTTGATTCATCCTGCCTCACTATTGAGAATGGATAAAATGAACCAAGGTACCTACGTGCAAGAAACAATCGAATCTCTAAGTGAACTGGTCACACATGTCAAAGCTGTCTAAACTACTAAAGAAGAAAACAAAAAGGGCCAAGTTACTCCCTGAATACCTTACTCCTGCTTGGAAAGGTCCGTTGACAGACGGTGTAACTCAATCGATTCTAGGTCAGTATTTTGTTTGTCCTGAAAGATTTAGAATCACGTTTGTTGAAGGCTTGAAAGAGCAAGGAGGATTCAATCATGCTATTGAATACGGGCAGATGTGGCATCTTTGTGAAGAATGTTTGAAACGTAGTGAAAGTTGGAAACCACAACTAAAAAAGTTTGTCACAGAGTTATGTACTGAGTACCCTTATCAACAAGAACAGATTGATAAATGGTTCAAGATCTGCACACTACAATTTTCGATCTATGAAACTGTTTGGAAAGAAGATACTTCAAAATCTAGGGTTCCGATGTTTCAAGAAAAGGAGTTCAAAATTGATTATCCGATCGGGGGATTGGAAGTTGTACTTCGGGGAAAATGGGACGCGGTTGATTATTGGAAACGGGATGGAGTCTACTTAACTGAAAACAAAAGCAAAGGAACAATTGACGAAGATTCAATATCTTTGAATTTATCGTTTGATTTACAAGTAGGTACGTATCTGGTTGCATTGAGAAAGTACATGAAGACTAATCAGATTAAGGGGGTACCTAATACAGCTAAAATAAAAGGGGTCAATTACAATGTTGTCAGACGTCCTTTATCAGGTGGACGAGGATCGATCAGACAATTGAAAGGATCAAAAAATGTACCTCCTGAAACCGAAAAGGAATACCACGATCGATTGAGAAAGATCATAGAAGATGATAAGGATTATTTTTTTATGCGTTGGGATATGGGAATCACTGATTCAGATTTAGATAAGTTTGAAGAACAATGTCTAAATCCTATTTTGGGAAACTTATGTGATGATTTTGTTTGGTGGGAATACTGTATAAAAAACAAAGGAATCAGTCCTTTCGATTTTAGTGTTCGAGCTAAAGAGTTTCCTGAACACCAGAGAAGACATTATCGAACCCCTTATGGTATTTGGAATACTATCTCTCAGAAAGTTACAGGTGATCTTGATCACTACTTAGCTACAAACAATTCTACTGGGTTAGTGAGAACTACTGAGATGTTTCCTGAACTTTCAAACGTGTGATATACTAGGTATTGGATCGGCGGTGTAGTTGAATACATGTGAATAAGGTCAAATTTACTTTGAATCAAAAGTTGTAGTTTATGGTTGTTGTCAAAAAGAAAAGAAGAAAACCTGCAAAAGTGAGAAAAAGTTTTAGCTCTGCTGTTATTCGTCCTGTTAGTCGTGGTAACCGGAAAATCTCAATGGTGCTTTACGGGAGTAGTGCGAGTGGTAAAACTACCTTAGCTAGTACGTTTCCCAAGAAAGCTTTGATCGTCTGTGTTGAAGATGGTACTCTGAGTGTGTTTGATACTAAAGGTCTTTATTATGCAGAGATCGATAAATCAATTCAAATAGTTACAGACCTCGCTCCAAAATTCTCTGAGTATGAAACCATAATTCTTGACGGTGTTTCAAGTCTTCAGTCTTTAGTGTTAAAAGAGATTCTGGGATTAGATGAAATACCTATTCAAAATACTTGGGGTATGGCGACCCGTTCTGATTGGATGCAAGTTGGTATCCAAGTCAAAGAGTATTTGAGATTGATCATGGGTCAAAAACATGCACACAGAGTTATTATTGCCCAAGAGCGTGAATTCGATGTGACTGAAGATAGTGAAATTGTAGTACCTTTTGTTGGTCCTGCGGTAAGTCCTTCTATAGCTAGTTGGTTAAACCCAGAAGCTGATTACATAGGGCATACTTTCCTACGTACAAAAACAAAAGAGGTGAAGGTTAAGATCAGGGGAAAATTGAAAACTAAAATCAAATCAGTTCCGGGAGTTGATTACTGTTTGAGGATTGGACCGAATGCAGTATACAAAACAAAGTTCCGTCGTCCTAGATCTTCTCAAGATCTTCCAGAAGTTATTGTTGATCCAACATACAAAAAAATAGTTCATTTGATTGGAGGAAATTGACGTGTTAGTTTTGACTGTAAAAAAGGGTGAGTCAGTGATGATCGATAATGAAATCAAAATTCAGATTTTAGGTTATTCAAGGGGTCGTGCTAAAATTGGAATAGAAGCACCGAAGGACAAGATCATTTTACGTGAAAAATTGATCTTACGTGATAAATTGATTGGAGGTTCTGAAATAGAAAAAGATTCTGTGTAGTTGTAGTTTTGTTAATTAGTTTCTCAGTTTTGAAAGTTTTGTAATGGTAAGAAGATCGAAAAGTGTGTTGTCTAAATTGTCTGCAAAAGGAAAGAAGTCATTTAACTCCAATAAAGACAACGATACTGAATTACCTGGTGGCGGAGGTCTTCCTCCTGGTATTCGTAACGGTGTGGCACAACTGGTTGATTGTGGGTTCGATACCTACGAAGATGGTGACTTGAAAGGGGAAGTTTACTTCTTTGCTCGTGGTACGTGTCTTGAACCAACCTCAGTTGAAGTCGATGGAGTTGAAGTTCAAACAGCCGGGGAAAGTGTTTTCCTTGTTCGAGAACCTCTTTGTGATACCCCAAATTCAGGAGGTAAAAAGAAGACTCTTGATGAACACTTGAAATCGATGGTGAACAATCTTCAACTTCTAGGATTAGATACTTCTGAGTTGGAATTTGATGATTTGGAAACAGCTTGTAAGGAACTGCTTGAAGAAGCTCCTTGTTTTAGTTTCCGAACCTGGATAGGAGAAGGAACTAAAGAGTACCCTAATCCAAGAGTACAGAGTGTTTGGTATGGGGTAGCTGAAGGTTACGAACCCGAAGAAAGTGACGATGTTGAAGAAGCAGAGGAAGAAAGTGACGATGTTGATTTGGTCGCTTTGGGAGAATCAGCGGATGGAGAAGATGAAGAATCACAAGCTGAGTTGACCAAACTCGCTCTTGAATCAGATTTGGATCCTGATGAATATGAAACTTGGGCAGACTTAGTTGAAGTTTTGTCTGAAGAGGAAGAGGAAGAGGAAGAGGAAGAGGAAGAGGAAGAGGAAGAGGCAACATTCGCTGCTCTAGGAGTTGATGCTGATTTGGACGATGAAGATGCAATCACCTCTTTGACTGATGAATCTGAGTCTCGTGGAATCGATCCTAACGATTATGAAGATTGGGTTTCTTTAGGTGGGTTCCTGGATGAAGGGGAATCAGAGGATAGTGAAGATGAAGAGGGTGAAGAGGATGATGAAGAATCATACATCCCTGAAAAAGATGACGTGGTTTTGTACAAAGCACCAAGTAAGAAAAAAGCAGTTGAGTGTCAAGTAACTGCGGTATTCAAAACCAAAGAAACTTGTAATCTCAAAAATCTCGACAATGCAGAAGTTTACAAGTCTGTTTCCTGGGATGATCTGGAAGGCTAGATTACGTTCCTGTTTTTTCTTTAACCAGACCTACCCTTGAAATATAGGGTAGGTTTATTTTTTACCTTTGGATAATCCTTGCCTGTTTTCAAACCTAAAATACTTTGTATCGCTTGCCTTGGTAGTGGTACATCTACAAAAGGTTTCCCATGCGTCCCGTGTAAGGGTACGGGGAAGCGTTTGACACAAAAAAGGGTAAAGTCTAGGCCAATCCTCAAAAAGTGCGTTAGAATCGATCCTAGGCCTCTTATTTCCCTCCCTAGCTACGTTAAAGGTTTTCCGAATGAATGAAAGTTTTCCAAGCGTTCCGAATCGTTCAGTATTGAAGATTACCCCTTCAGGTCCAATTGTAATTGAAACCGGATCTGATGGAGTATATCTCAGATACGAATGTGATTGTAAAGACGCTCTCCCTTTTTGTAAATCAGCTTGTTGTAGTCTTTCAGACATTTCCGTAAAGGAAAACGAAAGAGAAGGAATAGAGAAAGCAGCTAGAAAGGTTAAACCGAAACTACAACTTCCGGTCGTTGTCAAAGATGATGAAGAGGAGGGGTTGGAAATGGTCAGATCTTCTGATTCTTGGTGTGCTTGTTTAGATCGGACAACTCGATCATGTAAAATTTACAAGGATAGACCTGAAACATGTCAAGTTTTTCATTGTACTCTTGGTTCAGGAAATAGAGGTTGGAGATTAGACTTAAACAGACTTGACGGAGTTGATGAGTAACTAATGTCTATGTCTGATTGGAAATTAAATCCTTCTGTATTGTTGAGTGAAAACATTCCTCTCCCTTTACACGGGATGAATCCTAGAACAGTATTAGGTTCTAAGTGGTGGAATAAAACCAGAGGAGAAGCATACGCTTCAACTAATTACAGATGTGCATCCTGTGGTGTACATAAATTAAAGGCTAAATTTCATCATCATCTGGAAGGTCATGAACTCTACCAAATTGATTATGAACTAGGGATAATGGAATACCTAGAGACTGTTCCTCTCTGTCATGCCTGTCATTGCTATATTCACGATGGTAGGTTGCGGGCACAATTGACCAAGAATGAGTTAAGTCACTCTAGGTATGCTGCAATTATCGATCATGGGGATCAAGTTTTGTCCCAGGCCAGGTTAGTTAGGAAATCAAAATTAGAAAGGGATAAGTTTGTTGAAACTAAAATCATTCTAGGTGAATACGCTTCTTGGACAGATTGGAAATTATCCATCCAAGGCACAGAATACTCTTCACCTTACACCACAGCACAAGATTACATTGATCGTTGGAATACTGAACTGTCTTCAATTTGGAAAAGTCTTTAATGGTTGATATAGCTTTTGATACTGAATGTACTGGATTAGATCCTTACCATAATTCAATGCCTTATATCGTAACAATTTGTGATGACCAGGAAAACCAGTATATTTGGGAATGGGATGTTGACCCTTTGACAAGAATACCTAAAATTCCAAACCATCATTTAACCCAAATAGACAGACAGTTTAGAAAAGCTAAAACTACCGTAGGTCACAATGTTGTATTTGATGTAACGATGTTGAAAACTTTGAAGTACAGAAGATGGACAGATAATTGGGATTGGGGAAAAACTAGAGACACGATGTTAGGGGGACATTTATTAAATTCTTCTCAGCCAAAAGATCTGGCTACAATGGTTTTGGTCCACCTTGGAATCAATATACGTCAGTATGAGACTGTGTTGAAAGAGGCAACAAAAAAAGCAAGAAACATTGTTAGACGTTCTTTACCTGATTGGTGGATATCAACTATAACAGATCCACAGATGCCCTCATTAAAGGGGAAACCTTGGAAATCGGATATGTGGTTGCTTCGAGCTTTGTGTAAATTAGCTCCTGAATTATTACCTGAAATTGATGAAGAGGATACGGATCAAGACAAAAATTGGACACAGGGAATGTCTTCTAAACTTCACCCCTGGTACAATCTTTGTTCTACGTATGCAAACGTTGATTCAGCTTCTACAATGATCCTCTATCAATTGGTCTGTAAAAAATTAGAGGAATTAAACTTAACTGATTTGTATTTATACAGAAACAAGTTACTGCATATAGTTTCAGATATGCAGAATTATGGAATAACTTTGTCTAGAGATAAGTTAGATGAACTGTATTACACGTATCAGAAAGAATCAAACAAACAAGGTAGAATATGTAAAAACCTAGCAGCTTCATTTGGGTACGATTTAGAATTACCAAAATCAGGGAATAACAATTCTCTCTTAAATTTTGTTTTTGGGTATACAGATAGTTCTGAAACACATCACGATCTACTCAATATGGTACCACTGGAATACACACCTACTGGTAACCCATCTTTAACTAAAGAAGTAGTAAGCAAGTACAAAGATACTTCACGAACTCGATCACTGGCAAAAACGTTTTTTACTGGCCTAGAGATCAAACGAAAATTAGACGTCTCTTGTAACTACATGGAAAGTTATGTAAGATTTTGGAAAGAAACTTCTGATAAAGGTTGGTTTTGTCTGCATCCGTCATTAAACCCGACAGGAACAAGTACACTTCGTTGGTCATCTAAGAACCCCAGTCAACAGGTTATTTCAAAACAAAAAGATGAACAGGGTAAAAATCTTAGATACGCATTTGGACCTAGTCCAGGTAGAGAGTGGTGGTCATTAGATTACAACAACATCGAGTTACGTATTCCTGCTTACGAATCAAAAGAATCTGAATTAGTAGACTTATTTGAATATTCCGACAAACCTCCTTATTTTGGTTCTGTTCATCTTTTGAACTTTTCTACAATCTATCCTGATATTTGGAACAAACATTTACAAGACGTTGGACCCCAACAAATAGGTACTCTGATAAAAGATCTATACAAATCTACTTGGTATCAGTGGTGTAAAAATGGAGGGTTTGCTATTCAATACGGGGCACAAGAAGCTACAGCAAATGCTACTTTCCGTAGATTAGGGTGTTACAGATTATTAAAAGCCAGATTCAAGAAACAAGAGAAGTTAAACCAGTATTGGATAAACTTTGCCAATGAACACGGTTACGTAGAAACTATTCCTGATTCATCTGTAGGGGATCAAGGATACCCTCTCTACTGTGCTACAACTTCTTGGGGGAAAATATCACCTACAATCCCTTTGAACTATCACGTTCAAGGTACAGCATGTTGGGTCATGGTTCGAGCTATGGTAGACGTGTATGAGTATCTTAAAGATCTGCTCGACTACCACATTGTTATGCAGGTACACGATGAACTTGTTTTAGATTTTCCGTATCGACCTAACAAACGTAACTTAGGAAAGGTAAAAATGATTCAGAGTATAATGGAAAATATAGGGAACGATATCAATGTTCCTTTAACTGTAGGAATTGACTACCACGAAACTAGTTGGGGAGAAAATGCCACACTGTAATCTAAATCGAAACAAACTACTTGAACAAAACGAAACCATCAAACAGAGTAACGTTATTCTGTTACATGATCAATCAATTATGACCTGGGGAACTTACAAAGGTTATAAGTTAAAAGATATCCCTGACACTTATTGGTTCTGGCTCCTTCAACAATCGTGGAGTAAAAATTATCCCCACCATGTGAAGTACGCACAAGGATTGGAGACTACTGATGTTAACTAGCAAAGTCAAAAAGATGAAACCTATTGACAGGTTCTTTTATTGGATAAAGGAAAGGAACAAGATCTATCTGAAAAGAAAGAAAGGGATAATCAAACCTTGGACTGACGATGAAGTTTTACAGAATAACTTTTTCACTAACCCATACCGAGAGAACGATAAGACTACTCAGTGGTTTCGCAAGTACATACGTGATCCACTGAAAGATAGTCCTAAAGTTGTATTTGCTACAATCTGTTTTCGTTGGTTTAACCTACCTCATCCTACTGGTGAAATGCTAGTATGTGAAGGGTTAACTGTAAAATGGAATGAGGCTAACGCTAAGCAATTGCTGAAGAGTCTCAAAGATCGAGGGGATAGACTGTTTACAGGGGCATACATGATTGCTTCTTCCCAGGGAGTTCCTAAGTACGTTAACATCTGTGATAGATTGACTGAAGTGTGGAACAATAGACACTGGATGATGGGAGAATTAGGTGCTGATTGTTCTCTTGAAAATTTCCAAGATACGTTTGTACAATTTGACGGTCTCGGATCTTTCATGGCTTACGAAATTGTATGTGACCTGAGGCATACTGATATTTTGAAAGATGCTTATGATGTCAATACGTGGTGCAATGTTGGACCAGGAGCAACGAGAGGGTTGTATAGGATTCATGAAGTTCCTTTCGATACTGACTCAAATTCATACCAACTTCCTCCTCTGGAAAATGAATTAGATTTTATCACAGATTTATTAGATCAAGCTAATTCGTCTAAGTCACTGTGGGATCTTCCAATCTTTGAGCTAAGAGAAATTGAACATTCTCTGTGTGAGTGGGATAAATATGAAAGGGTTCTCTGGGATCAAGGTAGATCGAAACGAAAATACAAAGGGGTTTGATTGATGATTGTACAAATCAGAGGAACAAGTGGAGCAGGGAAATCCACTGTAATGAAATCAGTAATGGAGAAACTAGGGGAATTTGAACCAAGATATTTCAAAGGACGTAAAAATCCTGTTTGGTATCTCAGACCTTCTTTAGAAGGAACCCGACCTATCGTGGTGTTGTCTCACTACGAATCCCCTTGTGCTGGTTGTGATGTTCTAGGTAGTTCTCGAATAGTTTATGAGATTCTCGAAATGTTAGATCTGAGAAAGTATGATATTCTCTGTGAAGGATTGATGCTTTCTGAAGATGTGAAATGGACTTCTAAATTAACTGAAACCATCACACACCTTTATTATCTCACAACAGATATTGAAGTGTGTATTGACAGAATCAAAAAAAGAAGAGAGGAAAAGGGAAATGATAAACCTTTAGATGAAGGAAACACACGTCGTAGGTTTGGTGTGATAGAAAGAACCAGAACTAAATTTGAATTTACACCTGTACATTGTTATCGTGTATCACAGAATCAAGCAACTAAAAAAATAGTACGTCGATTATTAGGGAATCACAATGTATGATGCAGTAGTAGTTGGTGCTGGAATAGTTGGAGGTACGATTTTCAAATCCTTGTTAACCCAAGGTAGAAAAGTTTTACTGTTAGATGATCAACAAGAGCAATCAGGATCTAACGCTAGTGGTGGCCACTTCAAACCTTCTTGGGTTAGCAGTATGCGTTCTGATGATTATGAGGATTCTGTGGAAACCTTAAATGATCTATGGGGAGTAGTTGAAGAAGAACACAGATTAAAACCTTTAGGTGGGACTACTTACGTATCCAGAGTTAATCCTGATTCAATAAAAAGAAACCTCTCAAAATATATCACCTCTGGCAAGGTTACTGATGTTGTAGCAAGAGATTCTAATTGTCCTGTTGTTTTGTACAGCGATCAAGGAATAATCAAAGAGGTACGTACAAAATTAGTTATTGTTGCAGCGGGGGTATGGAGTCCAAGTATTCTTGATTTACCTGTAATCATTAAACAAAAAAAGGGAGTAAGTTTTCGTTTTCGGGGAAAAATAAAATCAGCATTCATTAAACATTGGGCACCTTACAAACAGATTGTAGCTCACCAACAAGGTAGAGATATTTGGATCGGAGACGGTACAGCTATCTTAGAGGCAAATTGGACGAGAGCAAAAACCAGAGAATGTGAAGACAGATGTAAAACAGCTTTAGGATTCAAAAATCCACCAAAGAAAACTAAGGTCGGCTTACGCCCATATTGTCCAACTGGTGACGATCCTTGTTTGTGTGTTGAACTGCATAAGAATATCTGGGTAGCTACCGGTTCTGGAAAACTTGGAACGATTGCTGCCGGATGGTCAGCAAATAAAATAAGGATCGAAACAGAACATGTCTAGTTGTGGTGAATTTGGAAAAGATTTATTAGATTCAAACGATTTAGATCCAATCTATGTAATGCTGTTTGAATCAAATTTGAAAGGGTTCAAGTTGTACCGTTGGTTGCTTGCTTATTGGTGTTTCTACGACTCTGGTACGGCTTGTTGGATAGTAGACTCTCCAAAGTATTGGGAGACCATGAAAAGGGCTGCACAAACAACGTGGGTGCCCCGTGGGGTCGAACGTAGACACTTTCGGGGTGACCTAGCTACTAACTCAATCGACTACTTGACCTCGGTAGGACTAGATAGATTGGTTTCTCCTTTCATTGAAAATGATAGGTTAACTTATCAACAGGTTATGAATACTGTAGTAGGTTGGGTTGGGTTTGGACCTTGGATCGGATTCAAGATCGCAGATATGCTAGAGTGTTTACAAATAGTCAATATCGAATTTTCAGTTGAGAACGTATTCTTATTTAGTTCACCTTTAGAAGGGGCTAGACGACTAGCTGAAGAATTAGACGTTCCTGTGTATAACAATGTAGAGTTGAGTGAGTGGGCAGTTGAAACAATCTCAGAAGAATTGAATCGTTACTATGCTCCCCCTGGATACAAAAGAATGGTGGGGGTCCAAGAAGTGGAAACAGTTTTATGTAAATGGAAATCACATTTGAACGAGAGATATCAAATTGGTGATGACACAAACAAACTGTACAAAAGTCTCAAAAGATTCAAAACGTCTAAGACTGCTCAACATTTGTTGTCTGCTTGTCGAAAAGGGAAGTTGCTAGATCTTTCCCAGACTTAGACAAACTGTAATGGACAACATAACGATTTTTAATTTCTAATCTTTCAGCAACTATTAGATCAAGATCAATCAATGATTCAAATCCAATCTTTTTGGCAACCGACAATCTTTTCTCTTTATCCTGACCCCCAAGATATTCTGTCAACATTGCATAATCAACTTTTGCGTTGGTCGATATCTGTTTTCTTGTTACCTGATAATGGCGAACCATAAACTGTAGGATTCGATGTTGCGGTTTTCTCAATTTCATTTGTTTTTCCAGTGGGTATAATTTGAGAGGTGAGGTATTCTAACAAATACAACTTCCAACCGATACCCTAAAATTGTTCGTAAAAGGAGAGAGTGTAATGATTATCTATGTGGATATGGACGAGGTGATTTGTGATTTTACCGGGGGGGTTTGTGATCTTTATGGTATCAACCGAAAAACTTTGGAAACATTTAGATCCCTAGGAACCTGGAGTATTGTTGAGGCTTTAGATAGTTTGTTTGGGAGAACAGATGATAGATATACGAGAGAAGAAATGATATCTGTTATCAATGATCTAGGAAATGGATTTTGGCGTAATCTGAATCCTCTTCCTGATTGTGATAAGATCCTTTCTTTAATAACTGAGTTAGGGCATGACTGGTTTATTCTGACTAAACCTTTTCCTACTGTTGATTGTTTCCAAGGAAAAATAGAGTGGTACAAAAGAAACATTGATTCAGACTTTACTAGACGATTGATAATCACGGAACATAAATACTTGTTTTCAAAGCCAGGTACGGTGTTGATCGATGATTCAATCTCTAACACTTCTGCGTTTTTAGGAACCCAATCACCAGGTAAAAGTATTTTACTCCCTCACCAAGGAAATCACAGATATGAATTAGCATCAAAATCTTTTGAAATACTGAAACAAGAATTAACTGAAATCGTCAAGGAAAATTAAGATGCACTTAACCTACAGAAATGTCAATCAAGCTTTCAACGGTCTAATCCAAAGGATTGCTGACGGGGATATTCCAACAACAAAAAGTGATTCTAGGAATGGTTCTGTTATACGTGTTAATGGTCCAGTGATCGTTACGTTTGAAAAACCTAGAGAGAGAGTACTGTTTAATCCTATTCGAGACTGTAATCCTTTCTTTCACCTCTTTGAGTCTCTTTGGATGTTGGCAGGTAGTAACGATGTAAGAGCATTAAGCTACTACAATAGTAATATCCAGAATTACAGTGACGATGGAAAAACTTTTCACGGGGCTTATGGCCATCGTTGGAGGACTGGTTTAGGGTTTGACCAGATCTCAGGAATTGTAGATGTTTTACGTGAAAATAAAAATGATCGAAGAGCAGTATTACAAATGTGGGATAGTTCAAACCGTCATTCGATTGAAGAATTTGGTAAGTTAACAGATGAACAACAAGAAGAAAGAAACGAATACGGGTTTAATGATCTGGAAACCGGATACCGAGGAGGAAAAGACATACCTTGTAACCTAAGTGCAGTGTTTGAAATCCTAGACAACAAATTGAACATGACTGTATTCAATAGGAGCAATGACCTAATCTGGGGGATGCTGGGAGCCAATGTATTCCATTTTTCTTTTCTCCAGGAATTTATAGCTGATATGTTGAAAGTTGATTTAGGTGTTTATCACCAGATAACTAACAATCTACATATCTACACAGAAAAAGATAAAGGGTTAGAATACTTAACACCGACTAAAATATATTCAGATCCAAGTAGAGATCTTTATATTTCTGATAAAACAGGAATTTATTTACGCCCAATCTGTGTAAATTCAAGCTATCTAAGTTTTCTTGATGAATGTACAAGGTTTGTAAATACAGATCATTGGAGAATGCACCAAAATTGGGATTCAAAATTTTTACGTGAGGTAGCTGCTCCAATGTGTTTAGCTTATCTCGCTTACAAAAGAAAAGTATTCCCAACAGCTTTTGAGCACTTGTATAAATTACCTGATTGGTGTGATCTGAAATATGTAGGGGTAACCTGGATGGAAAAAAGAAGATTATCCCACGAACGTAAACAAACAGGATATACTGATGAATGAATCTTTTCCGCCAGTAACCACTAAATTGGATTTTGTTCGTAGGTACAATCTAGGTGAATTTGGGAATGCTGGACCTACTTGGGAATCTGTTTCTGTATTTTTAGATGATTTCAAATTTGAATTCCCACCTTCAAAATCTTTATTTCATCTGAGAAACAAAATAATTGGTGGGGATACTCATTACAATCAAACATTTGAATCGATCAGGCTTAGATATTCAGAAGAATCACTAGAGACTTTTTATGTTTCAGAAATGGCTCCGACAAAAGATACACTCATTCAAGGTGAGGTTGCTTTGTCTTCTAAAGGATTGTTGGTTACGTATAGTTCGATTGCTCTACCTATGCGGGATGCTTTAGCAAAACAGTCTAACTATGTTCATGGTATCTTTGCAAGGTGTTTGTTAGATACCTACCTGTGTCCGAATTCACAAGATTGGTTACGTGAATTGTTAGATCGTTATCCAGATCATGTAATTGAATTTTCAACCTATTCGAGTTACTGGGGAACTTTACCAAATTTCAATACAGTATTCTGGGAGGTTAGAATGTACTAGATACAGATACCATTTTTACACGTTACCATTTTCAATGTTACCAAAGAGGTAGTTATGATTTATGAATTAGTTGAAGCTGATACACCAGAAGAAGCAATAGAAAATAGTTCGTATTCAATCGGACAAAATGTAGTGATTTCCAGAATCATGGTTAGTAGTGCAGGACCAAAATTGTACTCGATCATTCCAGTTATCGCTTTACTACCTAACCCTGATCTATGTCCTGTACAAAGAAAGAATTAAGATGAATCATTTAGAATACCAATTTTTGGTTCAACGTACTGAATGTAACCAAGTAGATTCATTATCGAGAATAACAGATGTTGATTTTCCATTCAGAGGGGTAAGGTTGTTACATGCTTGTATTGGGATGCAGGGTGATTTATTTGAATTACAAAGTGCTACTTCTGTTACAAATAAAAAAGAGGAATTAGGTGATATGTTTTGGTATGTTGCTGAAGCAATGAATGCAATGAATTTTCGAGGGTCGATACTTAGGACGTATCAACCAGGAGACCCGAGCTTTAGATTGATTAAAGAGATTTCTTTATTCTCTTCTCTCATTGAAAAAAGATATTATTATGGGCACGATAAAGAATTTACTGATAAGGAAATTGTAGGTTCTTTAATCAGAATCTACCATAGTCTCGGTGATCTTTGTAATCTAAATGGTTTTTCTGTCAGTGATGTATTAACGTGCAACATTGATAAGTTGAAAATTAGATACCCTCACAAATTCACACAAGAAGACGAATCAAATAGAGATCGACAATCTGAAGCTGATGCAATGAATGAAGATTGATATTACCAACGTTGAAGTGTGTAACCTTACAAAGCAACATTCTTGAAAGACTGTTAGATTATTGATGAGAGTTAAGACAACTGTAAACGAGCCTGAATTTTTAAGGCCTTACTTGATTCACGGTATAGATTTAACCTACAGTGAAAGATCAAAAGATGCAACAGGAGAATGTCCATTTTGTAATCGAGAAAGAAAATTCTCTATTCAAATATCAACTGGAAAGTACCGTTGTTTTGTTTGTACCGAAACAGGAAATGCTTCTCAATTTGTAAAACTCCTTTACAGTGAGAGTTTACAAGAAACAACTGATCGTGATTATAAATCTCTTGCACGTCAAAGAGGTTACAGATCTCATTTGACGTTAAAAAAATGGGCACCTGCTAAATCAATGATCACTGGAAATTGGTTAATCCCTGGATACAATGTTCAAGGTGAATTGAAAACTCTATATTTGTGGGGGGATAAATTATTCCCTACTCCAGGGATCGGACATTATTTGCAAGGTTTGCAAATGATTAACGAAAATGATACCATTTTTATCACTGAAGGATTTTGGGACGGTGTAGCTTTAGATGAAGTAGTTGAAGGTTCCATAATCTCTCTTCCTGGGTGTAGTGTATTTTTTGACGATTGGTTGACCTTGTTTGCTAATCGTGATATTGCCATCTTGTTCGACAATGATCATCCGAAAAGAGTAAAAGGGACTAAGAAAACAAAACCTTCAGCCGGATATGAAAACACAAAAACAATTTCAGCTACTCTCGGTGATTCTCCTAAATCTATCAGCTATTTGATGTGGGGTCCAGAAGGTTATGACAAGACTCTTCCACACAAGATGGATTTGCGGGATTATTTAGGGGGACTACACTTACCTAGCGGTTCTTCTCTAAGGACGTCTCACAATCGATCTAAGGCGATTTCACGTATTCTAGGACGGATTACGCCCGTACCCCAAGAATGGACGTTAGACCGGGTTAGGGGGCTTCGTAGCAATGGTACGGATATCCCAATCGTTCATTGCGATAATTGGAAAGATCTGATAGAAGTTTGGGGGTTTGCTTTAGAATGGACTGACGGACTTGAACAAGCGTTGTGTGTTATGCTTGCCTGTTGTGTTAGCACACAAACAGTAGATGATCAATTGTGGATAAAAATCATATCCCCTCCTTCATCAGGAAAGAGTACATTATGTGAAGCTCTGTCTGTCTCTTCAAAATACGTTTTAGCTAGATCAGTGATTACTGGATTCCATAGTGGTTCGGGTAGTAACGATGAAGATAGATCATTGATAGCACAAGCTGGTGGTAAAACGTTAATCACTAAAGACGCTGACACACTAATGAAATCCCCTCACTGTTCTCAGATATTTTCTGAAGCAAGAGATATTTACGATACGGTATCACGTACTCAATATAGAACAGGCAAAGCCCACAACTATACTGGGAAACGTATGACTTGGATAATTGCAGGAACTAAAACAATTAGGGAAATTGATAGTTCAGAACTAGGTGAGAGATTTTTAGATTGTGTGATCATGGAAGATATCGACGATACTATTGAACGTAAAATAGGAAAAACAAAAGCATCAGGAGTGATTGGAAACATACACAGAAAACCTAAAGACGGGGACATGAATTCAAATTACAGTCCTGAAATGGTCTTAGCTATGGGGACTACTGCTGGGTATTTAGAATACTTACGTGATAACTCAGATCAACTATATACAACCTTACAAAAAAACTTACAACGTCGTCCAAGAGAAACAAAAAGACTAGAATCTAAACTGATTGATTTTGCTACGTTTGTTTCATACCTTAGAGCTAGACCTAGTATGGGACCAAAGGATAAGGGTGGGGGTGATCGAGAGATGAATCCAAGACTAACTGGGCAAATAACAAAACTGGCTCTGTCTGTTGCTCTTGTATTGAATCAATCAAAATTAACCCAAGAGGTGATGCAACGTACAAGTAAAGTAGCTTCAGATACGGCCAAAGGGATTACGTTGGATCTAGTGAGAACTCTGTACCGATCTGATGTTGAGGTGGGATTGTCTGAAAAAGAATTAGCCAAACGATCTAACCATTCAATAAATGAGGTTGAAATGTTGATATCTTTCTTGGTTGGAATGAAAGCAGTTCAATCAAAAACTATACTACGTGGGAGGATTCAGGTTAAATACTACACTCTTTCAGATTCTCTACACAACCTCTATCAATCCGTGGAAGAATACGAAACCTGATACCATTTAGTTAACTTACAGAAAGGAACGATTACTGTGACAAATAAGAAAAGTACAACTTCTAGCCCTAAGTCAAAAACACGTAAAACACATACGGGGGCAAGTATTCCCAAGATCCCTGAAGCAAGTGAGATAACCTTGTCTGATGTTGCTTTAGCCGAGAATCTACGTATGGTAGAATTAGAAAAGGAAAGACTTCGAGCCAAGAGGAAAGTAGATGCTGACAGGCAAAACGATAAAATTGAAGTAGATCACTATGTGGTGGTTGTATTTCAAACCTATTCTCAGAAGCTAGAATTCACTGAACAACTCGAAGGTATTGCAAATGCTTACGGTGACTATTACGATGGAGAAGGATTTGCGGAAAAGGTTGGATTGTCTGTTACCCCTTGTGAGTTACCATCTCACAAACTAGGATTTAGTCAGAAGTTGGCTGATATGGTTGATAGGGAGGTGATTAACGATGTAGATGTTCAACTTTAACTGAAATCAATTTACTGTGTTTGTTTCTCGATTAACATGAGGTGTTATTGTGGCAAAGAAGAAAGCTGCTAAGAAAGCAAAGAAGAAAACAAGAAAGAAAGCTGCTAAGAAAGCAAAAAGAAAAGCAAAGAAGAAAGGCGGTAAATCTTCTGGAAAAGGTTCTGGTTGATCTAACTCTTTTACACGGGGTATACAGTTTAACCGCTGTATACCCTTTTATTTTCCACTACCAGGAATTGATGAATGAAACACGTTCCAAAACCTCTAACTGATGAGAATGGATTATTCTCTGGTACTGTTGCGTCTAAGAAAACTTGCGAGTCTCTCTGTGAGTATTTAGGTGGCGTAACTCTTCTAGCCTTTTCTGGAGGTAAAGATTCTTTAGCCTGTTGGCTATATCTTCTTGATTGTGGGTTTGACACAATAAGACCTTTTCATTGTTCTGCAATCCCAGGTATTCAATATGTTGATAAAGGGTTGACGTATTATGAACAATGGTTTGAAACCTCAATACACAGATATCTGCAAGGGGAAAATCAATACAATCTTGCTAATCGAATCTATCAACCCTTTCAAGATCTTGAATTACTGGACGCTCTTGATTTTTGGGACTACACGATTGACAATGTTGCTGACCTACATGGTGAAGCATTGGGGATGGCTGAGGATACTGTGTGGTTGGCTAAGGGAATTTGTATGTTTGACAATGTCAATCGTATTACTCAAATGAATCGCTGTCTCGGTCAAGAAGACGACAAACAAATCTTTTACCCAATCTGGGACTGGAAACCCACACAAGTAACTGAATACATATCTAGGTTTGATATCTCATTGAGTTTGGATTACCTGTTGGACAAGACAAGTTTAGAAGGGTTGCCTCTGGTAGGCACACTCTTGAAAATGAAAGAACTTTTCCCCCAGGATTATGAACGGGTAAAATTATTCTTTCCTCTGATTGAAGCTAAGTTAGCTCGTCATCAATTTAGACTCCTTCATGCTGCTAAAAGATCTGGGGATCCTATGTTGAACAAAAAGAAATTAGGGAGACCTGGAGGATGAACAAAGTTAGGTTACAGATTCAATTAGTTACTCCTGATACTAATCTGAAAATAGTGTTGGCTGAACGAGAGTTTTTAGATTCCCTGAAAAGTTTGAAAATTATCTCTACATGGATAACTGAGGTGACAAGTGATACACTTAGAACAACTGGGGATTACTTTACTGTGGTACAAGATTATGAATCCGATTTTGTAGATAATTTTGATCCTCTGGGTACCGTGTATAATGAACGTTGCGGGTATTAGTGTTTATCTTGAATTGTCTTTGAGATAGATATTGAATGTTTTGGTTAGTTTTTACTGAGGAAATTACTGTGTTATACAGAATCATTAGAAAACACAACGAATTGTACTTTGAATGCAGGGATAAAACCCTGGGTTCTCAGAAGCCTAGACACGTGAAAGGAAGCAACAAAGTAGCCCCTCTGTTTCTCCTAGAAATGCTGGTTGGACGTGGTCACCTAGTATACAAAATATTCTATGAAGGGGTAGCTCTGACCCAACGTGATTGGGAGAAAACTTTGGAAGAGGAAGATTTCTCTGAAGATCTGTTAGATATTCAAATCACAAGTCATTTGAACGTGATCACTCTTTGCGGGTTTGCAACCAACGTACTGCTGTACCCTAGAAGTACAAAACCTGCACACACAAAGAAGTCTCAATACAGTAAACCTACATCAAAGAAAAAGGTTCAGTCTAGTTGGTTATACCAGAACGGTGAAGAATCAGTAGAAGGTAAGGTAGTGGGTGCTTTACAAACTGCTGATTGTTGATTCGTTTCTTGGTGTTGTAGACCAGTCCTGGTGGCTGAGAGTAAAGGTTCAATTCCTTTCCTGGTCTTTACATAAAGTAAGCATACCCTTCGGCTATACAAGGGCACTAACGTAGACGGAAGATAAAAAATGGTATCTCTGGTATATCAGTGCTAGTTCCATCATTTCAGAAGACGTTAGATGACTGATAGTAAGCAAGTGGCGGAATAGGTAAACGCAAAGTTCTCCGGGTTAACTACACGATTATCTTGGCAACAAGATTGTGAAGTGTAGGGGATTCTTTCCTTCGGGGCTTAAAGCTGTAGAGTGCAAATCTCTACCTTGCTTAATGAACAGGTGAAGAGGCTGGCAATTGGCATTAGACGCTTAAGCGGTGTGTCGTCACCTCTTCTGGCATGTGCTCAAAGGTACTGTAGGTTCGAGTCCTGCCCTGTTCATGTTATCTCAGGAAGTACCTGAGAAACTTACTTGTAACTGAGGAAAAGAAAATGTCTAAACGTTTCAATTGGCTCTGTTTTGGTATTGCTGCACTGTTTGTAGTTGTGATGACTACAGGGTATGTTCAAGCAGAGTGTACAAATTGTACGAAGGTTCAATCCGTGATCACTGAGACAACTGTTCAAGTTGACCCTACTCTCTCGGTAGTGTCTTACGGTAGCCAAGGTGGTTACGTGGCCCCTAGCAACGGTTCTAGTGGGGGTTCCTATACTTCGGGGGTAATTTACTCGACTCCTCGAAACGCTCGTTACGATCGACGTAGGGACCGCATTGAACGACGTCGTGATCGTTGGAATACCAGACGTAGCACTCGTTGGGGTCTTATTGGTGGTGGCTGTCGAGGTTAACACAAACCACACAAGTAACCCGTACTACTGCGGATAACAGCATAAGGGTGAAATGCCCTTTCTTTTAGTCAAGGAGTGTATCTCAGAGAAACTAGAATGTTCACAATTATTTTTTGTTTGATACTTTCTGTTTTTGTTTTGGAATATCTAACAAATGACTGACCCACACTAACCCAACCTGAACCCCCTTTACCAAACAAAACAATTATGAGCGATTGGATAACAGATAGAAAAGCGACAAAGGATGATGGCGATTACAACAATCAAGTCTGGGTTACCCGAAGCAAGGAAATCTTTTCTGTTCATTGGACTCAAACTCGATCTGATCCTTGGATGCCAAAAGAAGAAAAACCAACAATCTACGTTCCACCAGAACTACGAAGACTGTGGGTAAAGTTTTTAGGTGATACAAATAAAGTGTCTGAGGTTCTCCATGAAAACCCAAACAATCCTGAATACTGTGAGATGCAGGAAATACCTAACATAGAAATTGATCCAACACTACAGAGAGAACATCCACATTTACAATCAGTACAAGGTACAGAATACCACATTCTCCCCCAACCCTCTCAAACTCTAACTGTCATTGTAGGTAAGGGGACTGACACCTATCAACATGCTTTACGTGAAGCAACAATCATTGCTGAAAGAGGTGCTGATTATCACCTTCATCGAGACGGTGGTCATCCTCTAGGTAATGCACCTGGAACAACATACTCAGGGACAGGATATTCTTGGGATTTCAATCGTCCCAATCACTGTTGGTATGGTGAACTTCCTGAATCACAACTTGTGGCTAGAGCTAGAGTACGTGGTGTCAATGATGCCTGGTTTTGGTCAGCCCATTACAAATAGGAAAAACGATGAGATACTTACTACTAGCCTTCTGGTTACTTTTAACTCCTTCTGTAGTAGACGCTCAATGGCTTCGACGTAACGGAAGAGGGTACACCAAAAACAGTAACGGTCGATATTGCAACAACCTTAACTGTGCAATGTGTAACCGTTTATTTGGTTCAATGTATTCACAGCCTCCACAAAGGAGAATACCTAATGTACGATTTCCTCAGTCAAATCCTAACAGATCTTTTCATGTTGTCCCTAATATGTCTAGTCCTGTACTTAATCATCGAGTTCCCTTACCACAACTAGCCCAACCTCAAAAGGTTTACTCAAATGACATCACTAATCCTGAAGATCGTACTAGACGCTCTGTCATGGGCAACCATATTCGGTCTAATTTGGTGGTTGATAATTCAGTACCCGTACAACAAATAATCCCAGACAACGTTTTGAATCAATTAGATCCTTCCCCTCAGAAGGCTGTTGATACGATGTTAAGAATACTGAATCCTACTTCTAAGGATTATCTGTATGATCTAGGATGTGGTGACGGTAGGATACTAATCACTGCTGCATCTAAGTACGGCTGTCGTGGAATAGGAATTGAGATTAACCCAATCACTGCTGATAAAGCTAGAGCAAGAGTTAAAGCTGAAAGCCCTAAGAAGGTATTTGTGATTACTGGGGACATTAAGTATCAGGATCTTTCAAGAGCTACAATGGTAACAATGTTCCTGTACCCACAAGTGATGGCTGAGGTGATACCTAAACTGAAAAAGTTGAAAGTAGGTACAAAGATTCTGTCTTACAACCATAGGATTCCTGAGGTTGATCAAACCAAGTATAATGAAGATGGAAACACTTACTACCTGTGGGAAATCAAATGAATCATCAAGTTCTGCAACATTCTATCTCGTCTGGGAAGACAATTGTAATTGATCAAAGAAAATTCGATTCAACCTCAGAAGGTTACTTAGATGAAATAGACCTCTGGTTTTGTCAATTGAAAATAGGGTACAGAAAATTATTAGGTTATCAATGGGAACTGGTAACTGAGGATTCACGTTTGTTTGTTACTGAGTTACACGGAAGGAATAGAAAATGGAAGAGGAACAACAAGAGTTAGTATGTACTGAGTGTTTTTGTACTACTGATAAAGGGTACCACTACCCTCTGGCATTTCACAACTTACGTAGACCTGTTAACCTTTGGTTTTGTGATCAATGCTACGAAAATACAATTAGAAAAGAAACCAGAATGATTGGAGTAAGTCAACCCATCAATATGTTGACTGCCTCTAAATGATTCACAACCTTATCCTATTGGTAGTGGGATCTGGGGTAAGCTTGAGATTGCTGCAAGCTGTAGATAAACGTTGAGATCATCACAACTACCCCTGTTTTATATTTTGGAGAAACGATGAAACTAAACAGATACAAGTTAACTAAATGGAGAAGACTTCTGTTAGTCAGAGATTCAATTCTCATTGTTAGAGGGGATAAATCAATCAGATCCCCTTACTGTCCTATGTGTAGTATTCCTCACCCTTCTTGGCGAATACAGGCACACCACATATTTCCCAAGAGTAAGTTTCCTGAACTTGCTTATGACTTAAAAAATGGAATCTGTTTATGTATGAACTGTCACATGCACATCGTACACAGTGGTAACTCTTTTCGAGACATACAACAGTTAGAGCATTGGAGGTTCTTTATTCCCACATTTACTGACTACAATGCTGAATGTAAAAACAAAACCTTCAATCAAGATAATCAGGATAGGATAACAGGATGAGTAGTTCCCTAATCAAACCAAAGAAAAGAGGTATCACCAAAAATAAGCTGAATGACAAACAGTGGTTGTTCGTTCATGCTTACCTAGCCCAAAATGAAATGAACGCCTCTAAGGCCGCTGAGTGTGCTGGTTACGCTAAGAACATGGGACCAAAGCTATTAGCTCACCCAAACATAAGTAAGGCCATAGGACACGCTCTATACAAGAGGGCACAAAAGTTTGAACTAACTGCTGAAAGAGTCTTAGAAGAGATAACAGCCCTCGCTCTTCAAAATCCAAAAAACCTTCTCGATCCCGAAACAGGAATGATGCTAGATATTGTTGATCTTCCTGATAACGTAGCAGCATCAATTAGAAACATTTCAGTAACTACTGATACACACGGAAACACAACAACACACATAGATTTTTGGGATAAGTTTTCAGCACTACAACTTTTGTATCGTCATGTTGGATTAGACGTAGACGCAAATCCTGAAAGTAAAGAAGAGGAAGCTAGATTAGCTGCAAGTAAGTTGTTGCAGGTTTTAATGGAAAAAGCACAGGATGTACAAGCAAAAATTCTCGACACAAAAACAATCGAATCCCTAGCCTAGAGAACTGAATATGATTCCTTTGATTAAAAAATCTTCACACAGGTCAACATATAACTTAGAGGATGGAGAATCAGTCTATTATAGATTGAATCAAGAAACCAGTAAAGTGGAAGTGTTTATCTCCATCTCTGATGGATCAATTACTGAGGGGTATATTTGGTCAGTAGTTAGAGTCTCAAAATACAACTTTATAAAATTACTGTTACTCCAATTAACAGTTAAAAAAGAGTTACGTGTTTTGAGAAAGATGAAACAAGATATTTTAGATCTTACTGAATTAGAGGATAAAGAAATTTAATGAGTGATCTGGATAAACTACGACAAAACATGTATTCAATCCAAGCAACCCTGAACAAGTGTATCTCAAATCTTCTCATTTATCCAGATGAATCAAGTACAGTTTACGTTGATTTAGAGACTAAAACTTTTCTGATTCATCTGAAAAAAGAAATATCAAAGTTAGTAGTTTTTCATCTCAGAGTTAGATGTTCTTTGGTTCAATTAACTGAAGGATCAGATCAAGACTACCATATTAACTTAACTGGTATGCTGGATGAATTAAGAGCGTGTAAAAAACCTGCAAAGATTATAAAACTAAAAGTGAAAAATTATGGATGAGTTATCACTGTTGAAAGATCCGATGAAATTTGTATCCTTTTGTTGGCCTCAAATACTTCTGTATGATAAACAAGTTGATATTCTGTACTCACTTAGAGACAATGATGAGACAGTAGTGTATGCTGGAAACAAATTAGGTAAGGACTTTATTGCCGCTCTTGCAGTTATATGGTTCTTTGCTAGTCGAACTCCGTGTAGGATTATCACTTCAAGTGCAGGTCAATCACAATTGAGATCAGTTCTTTGGGGAGAAATGTCTAACTTTTTAATGACTTCACTGTACCCTTTTCCATTCACTGTTAATGACTTACTGTTAAGAAAAGAAACCTCTCCAGGTATCCTTGATCCTAAATCCTACGTAAGGGGAATAGTTACAAACGCTCCTGAGAACTTGCAAGGTCATCACTTAGCTGAAGGACCAAACGAAGAACCTAGAACTTTAGCCCTGTTTGATGAAGCGAGTGGGATCAATGATGAATTCAACGATGCAGTAGAAACTTGGGCACATAGAAAACTAATCATTGGAAACCCTCTGCCTTGTAGTAACTTCTTTTTTCGATCTTCAAAAGACGGGGACATAAAAAAGGAAATAGGTAACGGGTTACATACTAAAGTGATCCAGATAAAAGGTTCTGATTCCCCTAACGTTAGATTCGCTGAATCACAAATAGGTAAAGGGAAGAAACCTACAGGGAAAAATATAATTGATGGAGTGCTGACTTACAACGAGTATATGAAACGTAGAAAGTTGTGGGATCCTGTAAGGCAATGTATTGGGTTAGACGCAGAGTTCTATACTGGAGTCGAGGTCTTATTGTTTCCTCCAGACTGGTTAAACAAAGGGGAGGAAGCACATAGAGAGATAATCAGAGCTTTACTGAAAATCAAAAGAAAGAATAAAAAGTTTGTTAGGAAAGGAAAAGCTTTAGGTATCGATACCGCTGAAGGAGGGGACAATACTGTTTGGACTGTAGTAGATACAAAAGGGATCATTGCTCAATACACCGAATCAACAACAGACACTTCAGTGATTCCCAATAAGACTATTGCACTTATGAATCAACACGGTATCTCACATTTGAATACTGTATTTGATAGTGGGGGAGGAGGTAAGCAACATGCAGACATTCTTAGACGACAAGGGTATGAAGTAAGAAACGTATCCTTTGCATCGTCTCCGACCCCTCCTGAGGATGAAGGTGACTTTTCTAGTGCCTATGTGAACCTACGTGCTGAAATGTACCACAAAGCCTCTTTGTTATTCAACCCTTCAAGAGAGGAACAAGGGGATACTGTATTCGGAATATCCCCCAATCTTAGAGAGTTAAGAAGGCAATTAGCTGTTATGCCTTTGTTATACGATCAAGAAGGTAGAATATACTTACCGCCTAAGTCAAAGCCCTCAGACAATTACAAAGGTGAAACAATCCAAGGAATGATTGGTTGTTCTCCTGATGAAGCTGATAGTTTTGTATTAGGTGTTTACGGATTACAACATCCAATCACTGAATTCATTGCAACAGCGAGTTAAAAATGCCACTACCAAAAAAGATCGAATCACTTGACCTGTATCGAATTAAAACCACGTTAACACTTAAACCTGGTGATAAGGTAATCACTGTAACCAAAATAGGGGGATGTAGGTTAAAGACCAGAGTAGAATTTGTTTGCATCTTACCTGATCAAATTCTATACAAGACAACATGCGGATCGTTTTTCAAACCTAGTGAACTAAGAAAACTAATCAAAAGGACTACAACAGATGACAAATAAACCTACCATGCGTGATACACCTCCAGTATCCGATCCTGTAGAAGCTTCACAATCTCAAGACAACGTAACTGCAAATCAACAAATAGAATTACTTGAATCGATGACAGCTAATATGCTGTTTCGTAATTCAATGTTTGAAAAACTCCTTGATCCTCGAAGGGATATTGCAGGAGAATGTGGTTACATACATACAGATCAATTGACTGCGGAAAAATACCGTGACTATTATGATCGAGATCCTATAGCAGCTAGAGTAGTTGAGATATTCCCAGAAGAATGTTGGGGGTTAGTCCCAACAATTGAAGAGACTCCAGAAGAGAGTAAATCGGAATTTGAAAAAGCTTGGGAAACTTTATCTACTAACCTGAGAGGTAAATCCTGGTTCAAAGGTAACGAAGGTAACCCTATTTGGGAACATCTACAGTTAGCTGACAAGTTATCAGGAGTAGGTCATTTTGGGGTTCTTCTGTTAGGTGTTGATGACGGTAAACCTCTGAATGAACCTATAGACGGATTTGAAAACGTTGACCCAGAACAAGAATACTTGAACTCAGGACAGTCAAGAGTAACCGATATTGTATCCTCACCTGGACCAACACAAGAAGTACCTAAACAGACCAGGACACTTATCTACCTACGTGCATTCGATGAATCATCAATTGAAATCGAAAGATTCGATACAGATATGAATTCACCTAGGTATGGGGCACCTCTGTCTTACTCGATCACTATGAATGACATTCAAACGAGTAGTGCAGTAGGTACAGGAGCCGACGTAACAACCTCTACTGTTCATTGGTCACGTATTATACATATTGCTGATAACATTCGATCCTCTGAGATATTTGGTACGCCTAGAATGCAAGTTGTAGTCAATCGGTTGATGGATCTTTACAAAGCTTACGGGGGAGGTGCTGAGGGGTTGTGGCAAGCCGCCTCACCAATTCTAACGTTCTCTACCGAGAAAGGGGTCAAGATAGACCAAGACTCGGTACGTAACGCTGTAGGTAATTTACACAACTCTCTACAAAAGTATCTATCATTATCTGGAATGAACATAGATACCTTGGCCCCAAATGTAAGTGATCCTACATCGCTGGTTAATACTCTGATCGAAGCTATCTGTATATTCTTAGGTTGCCCTAAACGAATCTTCATGGGAACCGAAAGAGGTGAACTTTCTTCAGCACAAGATAAGTCAGCTTGGGATGAACGGTTAATAGCTAGAAGAAACAAACAGATAACCCCAAAAATAATTATCCCGTTTATCGACAGATTGATTCAAATAGGTGTACTCCCAGAACCAGGTGATAAAGGGTACCAAGTAACCTGGCCTGACTTAGATGATCGATCTAAACAAGAAAAGGTCAATTATGCTAATTCAATTACTGATGCTATGGTCAAGTACATATCAGGAGGGTTACAAGACTTCATCAATCCTTTAGATTGGCTTACTAAAATTCTAGGTATGGATTTAGATACAGCAAAAGATATTTTAGCCTCAGTATCTTTAGATTTTGAGAAAGAAGACGGAACAGCTAAACCAACAAACAAGATTCCTGACAACTCAGAAAAGAAGTCAACAAAGTCAAAAGGAAAATCTAATGTATGATCCGACCAGGACAACCACACTCAGAAGAGCTTTTGTAAGGGACTTGACTAAACCCTTCAAAATTTTAGAAAAAGAGTTAATTGAAATACTGACTGAAAAAGAAGTTGATTATTATTCAGACCATGAAGTCCAGGTAAATGTAGTATTCTCAGATAAAGTACGTCGAGTTCAATCTTGGTTAAAGAAACAGTTAACCCAAGGTAAGCTTGATATCCCTAAGTCAGTAGAGAAAGCATACCTGAGCGGGGTTTCAAAAGCTTACGATCAGACAAAGAGAAAAGGGATTAAGAAACAGAAAGATTTTGTCATCAGTAAGAAAGAATTTATCCAATCTCAATTTGGAAATACTGACTTAAACACTTTAGCGATCTTACAAGAACAAGTATTCTCAGACCTAGAGGGAATCACTAAAGCAACTGAAACTCAAATACTTAGGGTAATGACTGAGGGACTGATAAAAGGTCAATCACCAAACAAGATAGGAAAAAACATATCAGACAGAGTCAAAAAGATCGGAATTACAAGAGCAAAGACTTTAGCCAGAACTTCAATTATAACAGCACATGCTGAAGGTGCATTAGATGCAATGGAGAACCTGGGAGTAGAATTCATCGGGGTAGAGGTTGAATGGTCTACTGCTAATGACTCACATGTTTGCCCTCTCTGTAAACCCTTAGAAGGATTAGTATTTCCACTCCAGGAAGCTAGGGGTAAATTTCCTAGACATCCTAACTGTAGGTGTAGCCCTATTCCTGCATTTACTGCGGTCAATAGAAAGAAGCTGAAAGCATCAATCAAACGATCAATCTCTAAATCCTCTAAATCAGACACTTGGAACTAGAATGACTAAAGTAGAATTGACAGCAACAGAAAAAGATGTGTACGCTATTTTAGAAGATGGTAAGTGGCATTTTAGAACAGAGATTCAAGCTTCTCAACCTTTTAACAGTTGGCATACCGTTCTGTGCCACATAAAGAATATCCGAAAGAAGATCGCCCCTTCTGGATACTCAATAGATGCTGAAAGGTTGGGGGTGTACAAGTCACGCTACCGGGTAACCCGTAATATCGGGAATCCTTTGGAATAGCGTTAGAACGGCCTAGAACGACTTGTAACGGACGTTTCTAGGTGGTTAGGCTTCATTTACCCGTGAACCCCAAATACTCCTTAGAAACGATCCTAGGCCGTCTATGTCTAAACTACAACTTTTGATCGCCAACTCCCAAGGTAAGGTGAAAACCGAAACCTTGAATGGTAAGGAGTATCTGGTTGCTCCTGTCTCTATGATTGTGCCTGGTGTGTTACCTGGAAGTGAAGGTAACGCTCTGTACACAAAAAGTAGAATCAACGAACGAGTCAATCGTTGGAATCAAATGCCTCTGGTAGTTAATCACCCTAAAAATTCTTCTGGTGAGTATATCTCTGCCCGTGACCCTAAGATTTTGAACAATCAAGGAATTGGGTTTGTATTCAATGTTAAAGGTGGAAAGACCCTCAGTGGTGAAGCCTGGTTTGATGTTGAAAAATCTAATGAGGTTGACCCTAGAATCATTGAAAAACTTGAAGCCAATGAAAACATAGAACTGTCTACTGGAAGTTTTGTAAAAGCTTCTAAAAGATCTGGAAAATACAAAGGTAAAAAATACACTCACGTAGTCAATAGTTTTGATCCAGATCATTTGGCTATTCTATTAGACGATGAGGGAGCTTGTAGTCTTGAAGATGGCTGTGGTGTTCTGGTCAATGAAAATGGCGAAACCAAAGAACTCACTGTTAACAAGATTTCTCATAACGATATCAGAGTTCGATTAGCTGATGCAATCAAAAAATTCCTTACCAAAGGTCAACCTGATACATATCCAAATATAGATCTTTGGGTACGTGAGGTGTTTGACAAATCTGTCGTGTATGAAAAAAACGGAGTAGCTTACGAACTGAGTTACACTAAGAAAGGCGACAAGGTTAAAGTCTCTGGTGAACCTGTTGAGGTTGTATCAAAGATATCTTACGAACCTGTAGTGAATACAAACAATTCTACTTGTGTTGGATCCAGACTAAACATAAACTCTATTCTCCATTCATCTAATCACAGAGGTATTTGTCCATGTCGTTCACGCACACAGTAAGACAGAACACAAGCTACACAGATAGCAATGGAAATGTTTCTCGTGCTTCCACGAATACCCAAGTTGCAGGAAGCGAGTTATCAATCAGTGAATCAATTACTGACAGCCTTAGTCAACTTGTTGCGTTTACTCTGGATGTAAGTCAATGCAAATCATTTGCTATCTGGAGTGTTGGAGGGAACATGACTGTAGGTACTAATGATACAATCACTCCAGATAATGTGTTTGATTTGGTTGATGGGAAACCAATTATTTGGAGTGCTGGAATGGTAGATAGCCCTACAAATCCCGTAACTACAGATATTATAGCTTTGTACGTTACGAATACTGGAGAAGCTCGATTAGAAATTAGAGCACTCTTTGACCCGACTGCGTGAATTGTTTGTGTTGAACAATTTCTATTTTTACTTGTGAGGAGATTACTGTGGAAGAACTAACTGAAGACCAACGAGAGACCCTTGTGGATCATCTTGTGGGTAACTGCGATTGTGAGACTGAACCAATGTTTGGTGAAAATGATTTCGATACTCTGGAAAAGATGGATGACGTAATGTTGGTCAATCTAGCAGGAGAAGAGTTTTCAGAAACCCTCGGAGTCAATATGGAATACAAAGACAAAAAAGGAATGAAGGGTAAAAAGAAACTGAAAGGGATGAAGAGTAAAAAGAAAGAAACAGAAAAAGACGAAGAAGGTGATCTGAAAGAATACTCTACCAGTCACTTAAAGAAAGAATTGGACAAACGGACAAAGAAAGTTACAGCTAATCAAGAAACAGAACTTGATAATGAAGAATGGCTAGCTTCTGCACCGGAAGAGATTCGATCGGTAGTTGTAAATGCAATTCAAAGGGAAAATGCACAACGTGATCAAATGGTTGCAAAGATCACTGACAACGACAAAAACATCTTTACTGAAGATCAACTTCAAAAAATGACAATCAATCAATTGACTGGCATTACCTCTCTTTGTGAAGAGTCTGAAAAAGTTCAAGAATCACAAGACTTGTCAAGAACCTTCCCGAACTACCAAGGTCGATCAGGGGTTCGTGTGACAGGAAACAAGAAAGAGACTGCTTTGGTTAGTGAAGATTTGGATTATTCTACAATCAACACTAACGACTAATCTTACACTTTCTGCTCAGAGGGGGGTGCGGACCTCGGCTGGGTTAGAAATGATTTGGCTGAGGTCCGTTTTTTACCTGTAACTATGAGGATGTCTGAAATGGCTAGAAATGTAATTGTCCTGAAAGGTAGAGGACACTGCAAAGAAGTGATGGCAGAAGCATCTACGGTATTGCTACCTGGAATGGCTGTACAACGTAATGCTGCCGGGGAGCTTATCGTTGGTAACTCTGCGGTTGATGGAGAAAGGGGAACCTGGTTGATTGTCATAGAAGATGCGAATCTATCCATGACTACACTAACCGCTTATGCAGCCGGGGCAAGGGTGAGAGTCTATTGTCCAGTAGCTGGAGACGAGATTCAAGTATTAGCTGATGAAACGGCAGATACACTTGTAGTTGGTGATAAACTTATCTGTGATGTCAGTGAAGGTAACTTCATCGAAACTACAGGTGCTGTTGAATCCGAAGGGTTTACAATTTTGGAAACTCCCGGAGCACTAACTACTGATACTTTAGTCCTTGTCGAATGTACTGGTCGATAAGAACTTTAACTACTTCATTTTAATCACAAAAAGGAAATCACAATGCCACTGGACATTATCCATAACGGTCAAGCATTTGGAGACGTAGCAAGTAGATTGCTACAATCTGAAGGCGACTACCGTGCTTTACGTCCTTACATTGGGGACGACAATCAAAACTACATCTCTGTCAATACGGGTACCGACGCTAAAGGTAAACCTATTGAAGAGGCTGTATTGACTGCTAACGCTGCTACACTAAGAAAAGACGAATGGGCTTCTTTTGATAAGGTAGTCATTAGAGCGGCTCGTCAACGTCTTAGGGCGTATGCTGATTTGAGAAACGCCAATACCTTTGGTGGATTCGACGGTATGTCATCCCTGGTCTTAGAACATGAGACTATGAGTGACCCAGGAGAAGCATTCGTTGATTTTGACGGTATGACTGAAGGACGAAGGGACGCCCCTCTGTTCCAACTAGAAGGGTTACCCCTTCCGATTGTGCATTCACCTTTTTGGTTTTCAAGTCGTAGATTGCTTGTCTCCAGGAAGTTGGGTACCCCAATTGATACTGCAATGGGTGAATCTGCTGGACGAAGAGTAGCTGAGGAGATTGAGAAGATGACTCTAGGGACTCTTGTTGGTCCTTCTCTGTCACCTACTTCGGTAGCTGAGTATGGTAGTGTCCCTAAAGTTTATGGTTACACTAACTTTCCTGACCGAGTTACTAAGATTGACTTCACTGCACCCACTGCCGGGGGTTGGACCCCTGCACAAGCAATTGATGATATCTTGGATCTGATTGATTCGTTGAATGATAACAATTTCTACGGACCATTCAAATGTTATCACAGTACTGATTGGTCGAAGCATATGGATATCGACTATTCAGCTGAGAAAGGCGATAACACCTTACGTGATCGAATTGGTAAACTTGACCAGATCATTGGCAAACCTATTAGGTTAGATTTTCTACCTAACACGTTTACTATTCTGTTGGTTCAAATGACTCCTGATGTTTGTCGGGCTGTTAATGGTATGGAGATCCGTACTGTACAATGGTCAACGATGGGTGGAATGCGTTTGGATTTCAAGGTTATGGCGATCCAAGTCCCTCAACTCCGTTCTGATTACAACGGTAACACTGGAATTGGACACGGAACAACTTCCTAGTTGATCCCTTACCCCCCTTATTTACTACACACAGAAAGATACAAAATGAACTTCAAACTTCAGCTAATGCGAGGATGTCACCGAGTAGGTGCTACTACGGATAAGACTGGTAAGGTTTTAACAGAAAGTAAAACACTGACCAAAGGTACGATCTTTGAATCAGATACAAACCTATCAGAACTATACCCGGAAAAGTTTCGGGATATTTCAAATGGTATTCCAAGAACTGATATACTCTCTAGTATGTCTGATGATGCTTTGGAAGAGGAATTGAATCGACGTAAAGATTTGAAATCTGAACCTGTATCTTTGTCTGAAGATGATAGAAATCTGCAAAAAGAACTTGATGCAATGTCTTTTGTAGATTTGCAATCCTATGCAAAAGAGCTAGAAGTTGTAATTTCTGATGAGGACACTAAATCTGAAATCGTAGAAAATATCATTTCCTCGGTAACTGTAACCGAATAATGAATTTCCCCCTTCTTACATTGGAGAACCCATGAACAGCGATTCATCCTTACCTAATTTTCCTGTAGAACTCCCGATGGATTCAGTCAAACGTTTGATTGAAATCATTAAAAACGGTGAGATACTAACTGAATCGATTGAATCGATTAAATTGATTCTTTGGATTACTGGATCAACCATCGAAGTATTCACCCCACCAACAAGCAGTGTAGGTATTCTTGAAAACCAAACTGTAACCTCTGTAGCGAATGAAGTTTTGGTTCTTTGTGAAAATCAACTTGAATCAATAACTTCAGATGTATCAACTAAAGGAATCAATCCTTTGTTGCTGATTAAGTTGTTTAGACTCTTTTCCCTTTTGATGAAGTGATAAATTAACATGGACCAGGCAAAACTACTAAAGCGAGTTGAACAAACAATCAAATCTTCCGATTACAGTAATCGTAAAAAACGAAGAATGTTGAGAAAATTGAAACGTTCCCGTGTTCGTGAGTTGGTTCTGGATGAAGTGATTGCACAAGCTTATCACAGTGATGTAATCACCATTCAAGAAGGAGACCCTCGAATCGATTGGGACGGTCTGATTGAATTCTTGGAAAGACTTCTCCCTTTGATCGTCAAATTGATTGGACTGTTTGGATGAATAACTTTGACCCCCCAATTTCAATTCCCCCAGACACAGTTGTAGACGATATTATATTTACAATGGTATCGAATCTCTGGCATCTACCAAAAGATGTCTGGGGGGATGTATGGAAAGTAGCCACAGGAAAAACAATCAAAATTGCTATCCTAGATACTGGAATGAATACACATACTGATTTACCTACTCCGATATCAACTAAATCCTTTATAAGGGGTCAAAGTTTCAATGACGGTAACGGACACGGAACACATGTTGCAGGTACGGCTTTAGGACGTAACGGAATTGGAACAGCCCCGGAAGCTGAGCTATTAGTTGGAAAGGTTCTTTCAAACAGTGGATCAGGTAGTAGTTCGGGGATTGCTGAAGGTATTCGTTGGGCTGTAGATGAAGGAGCAGACATTATCAATATGAGTCTTGGAGGGGGTTCATCTTACAGACCTACAAATGAAGGGATTGATTATGCTTGGGAAAACGGTTGTATCGTTAACGCCGCTTCAGGTAACTCAGGATACAATGGTAGGAATACTATTGGGTGGCCTTCTAAGTATCCTAATTGCATCTGTAACGGTGCAACTCGAAAGGACGGATCAATTGCCAATTTCTCCTCAGGAGGTCGAGAGATCGACTGGGCAACCCCTGGACAAGACATTGTGTCTACTTCTTATAGAGGTGGTTACACTTCAATGTCAGGAACAAGTATGGCAACCCCTTTCGGTTCAGGTGTTCTAGCTTTGATAGTAGAATTGATGAGACGTACTGGAGGAGTTCAATGGACTGCAATCGAATCGTTTCGAGAGTTCATAAAACTAAATGCTGAAGATCGAGGCGATCCTGGACGTGACCCTAGATTCGGTTATGGTGTCCCCATCTATGGCCAGATTATAAATACCCTTTTGAACAAGGAACTAAAATGGCTGTAACCCCCAAACTGCTTGTTATAGTTTTAGGTGTTTTGATTTTTATCCTTCTGTCTAACATGAAGGTACATAGTGCAGAAGCGATCATCTCAGGACCAACGAAAGTAGTACCAGGACAATTCATAGTTCTCAATGCTATGGATTCTATTGGTGATAGGTTTCACTGGATCATGCCTTCTAATCTGAAAGATCAAGGAGCTAATTGTGGGACTTCATTCTTTACGTCAATAATGATTCCGGGTGTTTACGATTTTGACTATGTAGCAGTAGATGCTGAAAGTATAAATCATGCAACACATACAATTGTGGTTTCAGGGACATCGCCAACCAATCCTGATAATCCTGATCTCCCTGATAATCCTGACCCTCCTACAAATAATTTCATTGAAGTAGAAAAAGCTAGTAGGTCAGGTCAAGTTACATTAGGTGATCAAATTACTACAGTTAGGTTAGTTGAAGCTTTAGCCAAGATTAAAGATACTGGAGATCTATCAGAGACCCGATATCTAGTTCTTTCTGAGATTGAAAAAGTTCTACTTTCCAGAGGACGTCAACAACGTGGGTATGATTGGAAAACTCTTTGGAGAATTCCAGTAAACAAGGAAATAGACCAATACAAAATTACTACGTCAAAAGATTACATGTCAGTAATTTCATCTGTTATTACAGGATTGTCAAGTAAACCAGTTGTGTTAGCTTTTGTATCTAACTCTCCTTGTGTCCCTTGTGATCAATGGAAAGATCAAGTGTTACCTAAACTGTTAAGTTCCGGTGTGATTGTTCAAATTTTTACTTCTTCACACAGAGAAAAATACCCCATCTTCTTGGTTGCAGGAGTTGGAGGGGTTACAAGTTTGGAAGGTTATCAAACTTTGGAAAATTTAACTAGTGAAATTACTTCTTTAAGCAGGAATTAAAAATGTCTTTCGATATTATGCTGACCCAAGTTTTAGAAAACGGATTGATTGCAGCTTGTTTTGTATTCGTTCTTTATTGGATTCTGAATAAGTTTTCAGCCGATTTGAGATTGGTAGCAATTCAAATGCAAGTAGTGTCTCTGATTCTAATTGGATTTCAAAAACAATTTCTACTTCATGATGCACAAGTAAGAGGGATCAACCCTTCAACTGGGGATACTGAAGATGAAAGACATAATATGGCTTTAGCTGAATACAAAACTTTACAAAAAGGATTGGATTCATTGATAGATCAAATAACAGCTATCATAGAACCACAGGTTAAAAAATAACCATGGTTAAATTATTGGGAAACCTGTTAGCTAGATCAGTTGCTTCACCTCACATATTTGGGGGAAATCAAGAATCCACGCCAGTATTCAACCCCGATCAGATCCCATCAGTTGTTCAATGGGTGCTTGATGAAACCGAGTATCAAAACTCTTTGGTGAATGGGATTCCTGTTTTGGAATCACTATTACCCCATAACAATTTCCCTGTTGCTGTTAACAGGCCTATATTGTCTTTTGATGGGTCGAATGATTATGCCCATGCACCAATATCGGGCTACAGCTACCCATTTTCAATATCGGCGTGGGTGCTACAGCTACCCATTTTCAATATCGGCGTGGGTACGGACAACATCGACAAGTTCGGGTGTAGCTGCATTTCTGGGTCGGAATAATGCACCATCATCTTACTGTGGTTTGTTAATCAGAGGTGACGGCGAGGCCATGGTGTTGGCCAGGAATGGATCTAGTCAAAACATAACAGGTACGACGTTAATCAACGACGGAAATTGGCATCATGTGGTTGGTGTGTGGCGCAGTGCTACTGACCGTGAACTATATGTCGATGGTGTACCGGAAGGCACAAATAGCTCAAGCGTTCTGTTTCCAGCGGCCTCAAATACTTTTGCGATAGGTCGGTACAACGACTCAACGCCATCAGGCTACTTTAATGGAGACCTAGCCGAAATCAAATTATTCCAATCTGCACTAAGTCAAGGTGATATTGATCTATTGTTTGATCGATTGACTACCACACCTACAACAGCAAGTCCTGACATATCGTGGG